CATCGCCCTCTTCGCCGGGTTCTCTCGGGACCTCGGTGCTGCCGGCGCCGCCTACTCATCGACCAAGCTGGCCGCGGCGTACACCCGCCTCTCCGCCGGCTCGGAAGCTGGGCAGGACGAGCCGGCACCGATGCCGTATGCGGCCATCCTCCACCCGTACCACTGGTACGACGTGCTCATCGAAGCCGACACCATCGGCTCGAACGCGGCCCCGATTCCGACCGGCCTGACGCAGCGCCTCTCCGAGGATTACGTTGTTCAGGGCCTCTTCGGAATCCCGGTGGACCTGCACCCGCTCATCCCCATCGATGTCCAAGCCGATGCGATTGGGGCAGTTCTGTCGAGGGAGGCCCTCCTCCTCATCAACACCGCCCACTCGATGAAGCGCGAGCAGGAGCGCAACATCCACCTCCGCGCGTGGGACATCGTTGTCACCAGCCAGTACGGCACCGGCGAGCTCGAAGACCAGTTCGGCTTCGCGGTCACCGCTGACGCCACGCCGCCGATTTAAGGGGACACAGACATGGCAACTCCAAACGCTCCTGAACAGGTCGTCCTCATCAATCGCGAGGTTGGCGCCGCCGACAGCTTCGTGTCCCACCACGACCTCGGGAAAATCCGCATCGTGAAGGTGACGGCTATTCCCGTGGCGGCACAGGCGGCCCACGCCACCATCCTCCTCGAAGTGAAGCTCGGCACCCCGGCGCTCCCGGCCCGCTATGCGTGGCTGACGAACGACACCGACGTGCCGAACGACGCGCTCTCGAACCCCCTCGGGGTGGGCGTGAGCTCGGCGTGGGTGGCGAAGACGGCGAAGTCCCTCGACTACACCCTGAAGACGGTGGGCAACGCTCCGAACGTGGCCTCGCCGGGCAACGCCGGCGGCTTCCCCGAGCATCAAGGCGTGCTCGAACTCACGGTCACGAAGTCGGGGACCACACCGGCCGCCGGCGGGGTGACCGTCCTGCTCGACTACTTCAACTCCGACTGAGAGGTCTCACCCGTTGGAAATCGTGAAGAAGGCCAATCCTGAGAGCGTGGATGCAATCCACCGCGACTTCTGCCCTGTCGAATACCGCGACATGGATTTGAGTGCGGTGGAATGCTTCACGCTCGGGCTGGGCCACCTCAAAGGTTCCCACCGGGTAGCTGTCGTCTATGCCGTGGACCGCAACGATGCGAACAAACTCGTTCACCTCGCCAAGGTCCTCGGCCCGGCGACCGGGGGTTCAATGGTCTCGGTTCCATGCGGCGGTGAAGTGGAGTGGGCGCAGGTGGAAGACTGCCTGCTCTGGCGGGCGGAAGAGCTACAGAAGCGGGCGGCCGACAAAGCCATCCGCGTCACGGAGCTCCAGCGCGCCATCAACAAGCAACTCCCCGACATCGCCGACAACATGGAGAAGCAAAAGGTCGGGCGCTCTTCCTTCGGGTACGGCGGCCATCTGCAAAGGATTGCGACATGAGTGAGAACTACGGCAAGAACACCAGCGCCGTGAAAAGTGCCATCAAGAAGGGTGGCAACATGGCCGGCGGCAAACGCCGCGGGCCTGCGGCGCCGAACATGCGGAAGGGCAACCCCTACGCATCGAAGAAGGGGAAGTAATCATGGCCCTCATCGACACACAGGAAGTCCTCGACAAGCTCGCCAGCTACGGCGAGGACGACGGCAACACGCAGAAGCAGATGTACCGCTCGAACTTGAACGGCTTCACCTGCCTCGTGCAGCACCCCACCACCACGACCCATGACGATGAGGGGAACGACATCCCCAAGGTTGTCGAACTGCCGGCGCAGAACATCGACAGCTACATCGCCAAGGGCTTCACGGTGGTGCCCCCGGAGGACGAGGGCGTCCTCGCGAAGCTCAAGGCCGGCGATGAAGACGCCGACGCGAAAGCCAAGGGCGACCTCGACCTCCGCGGCACTGATGAACTCGACGGGATGACCGTCGCGGACCTCAAGGAGCTCGCCGAAGACGAAGAGGTGGACCTCGGCGGGGCCTCGCTCAAGGCCGACATCATCGCGGCCATCCGCGAAGACCGCGGGAGCCGCGTCTAATGGCGAAAGCATCGACAGTCGCCCGCCCAAGTAGCGAGCCTCGGGAACTCAGCCCTTCCGAGGTGCAACAGCTTGCGGGGATTGGTGCGGGCGTACTGCCGACCCTCGGTGGAGAGGAGCTCAACCTCACAGAAGCTGAGCTTCTCCTCCTAGAGGGGAAGGGCGCGACCTTCTCCGTCGCCAACAGCGAAGGCAACTTCGAGGAAGAGAACCCCCTCGGCACCGAGGATGGAACCCGCCTCTTCCGCATCGGCACCGGGGAAGAACTCTTCCAAGGGACGCTCACCAACACCAACACCGACCGGGAGAAGGTCTACCTCTGGCACCCGGTCACGGGTGTGAAGCGGCCGCTCGTGAAGGCTCACCTCTTCTACTACGTGGCGAAGGGATGGCTGCCCCGCCCGCCGGAGGGCATCGCCCCGCCGGAACTCACCATCCCCTGCCCGGCGACGTACATGCGCTGCAAGAAGCGCAAGTTCTCGCAGCCCTTCGACGCGCTGAACCACTTCGAGAAGGCGCACTCCGATGAGTTCAAGCAGCGCCAGCGCGAGCGCGAATCCAACCGGCAGGAGCGCATCGACGCACTCATCGAGCGCATGGCGGACAGCGCCAACAACAGCAGCGGCGACATGCCCGCGATGGCGGCCATCCTCATGGAGCTCACCGCGAAGGTGGAGGGCCTCCGGGCCGGCACCTTCCCCACGGCTGCCCCTCTCGATGGCGCCGCGGCGGCTGCGGGAGAGTTGGTCGCCACCGAATGAGCGCCGTGGCCCTCTCGGATGAAGTGGTGATGACGTTGCTGGACGACCTCCGGGTCGCCATCCGCAACGTTGTCTCCAACTCCCTTCCGGGGGTGCCGATGGACGTTCAGGTGGTACGGCACCCGAAGCGCGGAATCCTCGTCACGGTGGAGACCGAACCCGAGGACCCGCGCTACCCAACCATCCACGTTGCCAAGGCCGTGCTCCGGCCAAGCAACCTTTTCCGGCGGCTCAACGGCCTGCCGGTTCGCGAGGAGTAGGCCGATGTCGGCAATGTCCGATTACCTCGAAGGGCAGCTTCGGGCCCACATATTCCGCACGGCTTCCTACACGAAGCCGACCGTCCTTGGCTTCTCCCTCTGCTCGGCCTCTCCAACGGACGCCGGCACCGGGGCCTCGCAGTCGGAGCTCACCAGCACCGGCTCCTACAACCGCGTGGATGTGCCGCCGCTCGATGCAAACTGGACGGCGCCCGACGCCACCGGCGGGCTCACCGACAACGTTGCGGACATCACCTTCCCCACGGCGTCGGCCAACTGGTCGGCCACGGTGAGCCACTGCGCCGTCAACAGTTCCGCCACCATCGGCGCCGGCAACATGCTCCTGCATGGGGCCCTCACCGCCTCGAAGACGGTCCAGAATGGCGACATCTTCAAGTTCGCGATTGGAGCCTTCGATGTCACGTTCGCTTAAGGTCCGAGGAGCTCGGGAAGAGCTCAAGGCATACGGGTACGCAGAGGGCGAGGGCGGCATCTACTACCGGCCTTCGTCGCCCAACACCGAGGCGTGGAAGGAAACCGAAGACGGCTGGATTTGCTTCGCGCCGGCAACGGCAGCGATGGGCCAAGTCGAGGGCGCTCCTGCTCCGGCCGGCCCGTGGGGCCGCGCTCACGACGTCCTCCCCGGCTGGGTACAGGTTCCCTACCAGCTAGGCGAGGGCTTCCGCGTGGAGCGCACCCCGGAGGGCGAGTTCGTCGGCGGAGTGAGCGGCCTCCACCCCGCGAAGCACCCCGACTGCTTCGACTGGTTCTACCCCGATGAAGTCGTCGCCGAGCGGTACGCTGTCGCCAACGCAGCCGCCGCCGGCAAGCGCGTGAAGCGGGTGGAGAACGAGGACGGCAGCTTCAGCTACGAGGATGACCCGGAGGACTGATGGGCAACGAACTCCTCCACCAGAACCACCGGGGCGGGAGGATGCGCCCGAACGTGCCCGCGCTGATTAGCTGGCCGTTCACGGTCGCGGATGACCGGGCGCAGACGAAGGGCACCGGGCACTTCCACTGGGGCATTACCGCCTTCCATGAGGTGCTGGACGGGCAGTTTCAGGACGCCGTGAGCATCGAGGTCGAGGCCGACAACGAGCAGCAGGCGATTAGCCGCGCAATGGAGATTCTGGAACGGGCGAACTACCGGGTGTCATGGGTGCGGGAAGCCTGCACGACAGACCCGCAGGTGAAGGGCGGAACCGATGGCTGATGTCCCGGCAATCGACAAGTTCACCGCTGACCTCAACGTCGTCATCAACGACCTCCTCTTCATGCGCGAGGACATGAACGCATCGGAGCGCCTGTGGGACGTGCTCGACGCAAAGGCGAAGTCGGACATCAAGGCGAGGACGGTAGCCAATCTCGACGCGGCAAAGGTAGCTCTCAACGCAATCGTGGTGCCGTAAATGGCGCTCCCCAGCGGCAACATCTTCATGTGGACGGGCACCAACGCGTCCATCCCGGCAGGGTTCACGCGCTTCACGGCACTCGACTCCCTGTTCCCGCGCCCGAGTGCATCCCCCGGCAGCACAGGTGGCAGCGACACCCACACCCACGCGACTCCAGCGCACACCCATCAGGACAACCACACCCACACCGGGCCGACCGCTACTGACGCCCCGAACCTAGTCAGTCCGGGCGGGGGCACAATCTCCTTCCCCGGCGGGCACACCCACACCTATCAGACCAATTCCCCCGGTTCCGCCATCACCTCCGCGTCGAGTACGGCGGGCACCTCGACCTCCGGTTCGACCCTCGACAGCCTCAACCGCTATTCCGTCATCTTCGTAACCAGCAATGGGACAACTGACATTCCCACCGGGATGTTGGTCTGGGGAGATGTTGCCGCCACCCCAACTGGCTTCAGCGCACACAGCGGCTCCAGCGCCTATTTCCCTCGCGGCGCTGCCGCTGGCGGCAACGGCGGCACGGCCACGTCCGCACCTACGCATAGCCATACCTACTCCCACCAGCACGGTGCGTCGGTAACGGCCCACACCCACACGGTCGGTTCTACCTCCTCCCATACGAACAGTGGGAGCCGTCTTGAAACTGCCGGTGCCGATGTCAACGCTCAGCAAGGCCCGCACAGCCACCCGATGACCGGGACGAGCAGTTCGCTGGCCCACTCCGCAACCTTGAGCGGCGCGGACTCTGCCTCAGTCAGCCAAAACCAAGACCCGCCCTACGTCCAGCTTTGGGCAGGGACGGCAAACTCTTCTCAGCCAGCCTTCCCCGGCTGCATCGCAATGAGGAACGACACGACCGTCCCCTCGGGCTGGGTGGCGTGCAACGGCTCGAACGGGACGAGGAACCTCAACGGCACGCAGAACTTCATTAAAAACACGACTGGGGCGGCTGGCTCCACGGGAGGGGCGGATGCCCACACCCACCAGTCCTTCCACTCGGGGCACACCTCCGCGACCAACCTGAGCAACCACACGCGAGGCACAATTTCGACCAGCGCATCTGGCGCGGCTACGACCGCCATTGCCGCTAGCACTGGTGCGGGAAATCCGCAGTCTAACCACGCCCACAACACCGTCCCCTCGGTGACCGCCTCGGCGGGGAGTTTGATCTCTGCCAATCAGGACTACTCGACGGCGACCGGGAACAACCTCCCGGCCTACCGAACGATGTTCTTCATCATGGCGGCGCTGAGCACGACGCACCTCGGTGCGGCCGTCCTCGACACTTCCATCACCCTCGCTTCCGCCGGCACGAAGACACAGGTCGCCGGCGCCGCGGCATCGCTGGCAATCACCCTCGCCGCCGCCGCCGGGCTCACACAGTTCGCGGCCGCCACCCTCCCGCTGACAGCCAACCTCGCGACCGCCGGCGTGGTCCACAAGAGCTCAGCCGCCGCATTGGCGCTTGCCATCACCCTCACTGCCGAGGGGCGCACTCCGTTCCAACTCGCCGAAGCCGCGCCCAACGTCTCCATCAACCTCGCCGCCATCGCCCAACGGCAGGCACGGGCAACCGCCGCCCTCGCTGCCGCCATCACTCTCGCCACGGCCGGCACGAAGACACAGCGCGCCACCGCGGTCCTGCCCACGACCGCCACCCTCACCACCGCTGGGCTCGTCACCAAGGCGGCCGCCGCAGCCCTCGCGCTCTCCATCACGCTCTCGACGACCGGGACAGTCGCGGGCACACAGTTCGGCGCCGCCGTGCTGCCGGCGACCATCACCCTCTCCGTGGCCGCCCTCAAGCTCCTCTCCCCGGCGCAGGCCGCCATCTCCCTCGCCGTCACCCTCGGCGCCACCAGCATCAAGACGGCGAACGCTCAGGCCCAACTCGACATCACCGCGACACTCATCGCAGAGGCCCTCGTCACCCGCATCCACCTCGCAGAGGCTGCACTGGCGCTCGCCATCACCCTCTCCGCCTACGGCATCGTGCCGCGGGTCATCGACGCGGAGACCCCGCCGGCCGGGACGGGGCGCTGGGATGAGCAGGCGCTCCCTGCCGGGACCGGGCGCGAAGAGCGCATCCCTGCCGGCGTCGGCCACTATGGGCACACGCCGCCGGCGGGCACGGGCGTCGAGGTGGATGCGTAATGGCGACGCTCTCTGTGAACATGAATGGTGGTGCGAACGCCTTCAAGCAGGATGTGACGTATGCCGACTGCCGTGCGGCGGGCGGCGGCACGTCGAGCTCCGCATTCTTCTACAACCCGCTGACCGTTGTTGGATTCGAGTTCGGCCAGCACCACTATGGTGCGGGTGGCGGAAACATCATCTCGGTCTGCCAGAACGCACTGTCGTTCGACACCTCCTCCATTCCCGACACCGCTACCATCACCGCGGCGACCCTCAAGATGTGGGTTGGATTCGACGGAAGCACCCTCGGGCGGCAGCTTATTTTGGAGGTCTACGCCTATGACTACGGAGCCTCATGGGACTTTTCCGGCGACTGGATTGGTGGTGCGAACTTCGGCGGCCTGACGCTCCTCGGGACATTCACCCTTAACACCGGTACTCACAACGCGGGGGAACTCGCCACGTTTGTGGAGTCGGGCTCCGCTCTTCGCGACGCCATCAACAAGACGGGCGACACGCGGGTAGTCATCATCCCGCAGCGGTTCCGCACCAATAACCCGCCCGTCGATGGCACCTACGAGTCAATTCAGTTCAAGGGGGGCGGCTTCGGGGGCGGGACCACCGAAGAACCCCTCCTCGAAGTCACCTACACCACTTCCGTAACCCACACCGGCGCGGCAGTCCTTCCCACCACCACCACGCTCGCCGCCACCGGGCAGGGCATAAAGCAGGCGACGCAGGCCATCACCGCCTCCCTCTCACTCGCCTCCGCCGGCGCCACCACCCATCACGGGGCCTCGGCCCTTGCCCTGTCAGCCGCCCTCGCCTCCGCCGGCACGATGACCCGTACCAGCGGCGCCCTGCTGCCCACCGCCGCCACCCTCTCCGCCGACGCACAGGTCGGGGCCATCCTCGGACAGGCCGCCCTTGCCCTCGCCACAACCCTCTCGCCCCGCGCCGGGCTCACCCAGCACGCACAGCAGGCCACCGCTGTCAGCGTCACCCTTCAGGCCGAAGGGGTCCTCGGGCGACCACCGCCGCTGGTCCTCAAGAGCGTTAGACCGCAGGCCGGCACGGGTAGCTATGGCATACTGCCCGCAGCCGGCTCGGGGAGGCGCAGATGACCGCCAGCAATGTCTTCGTATCGGTCGCGAACCCCGATGCACTCATGGCCGGGACTCACCCCTCATGTACGTTCCCCGCCGCAATCGTCCAACTCTTCCGCTACGTCAACGAGGACTCCGCTCGGGACGATACCGATGGTTCGGGCGGCATCCCGGTGACGACCTTCACCCTTATCGCGGCGAACGAGCCTATATCCGCGGAGTCAGGCCCCTTCCGGTTCGGCTATTACGACTCCGGGGCCATTGGTACGTCGTGGTATCGCTACCGCTTCGCCGACGCAGCCGTGACTACGTTCTCGCCCCTCTCCTACCCGTGGCTTATCTCCCAGCGCCCGGAGACTACCCTCCGCGAACTTATCTTCGAGGTGGGCTCCTCGATGGGGGAGACCGTGAAGCGCGGCACCGCGACTGCGGGCGCTTCGGATTCGGTCACCTGCACCAAACTCTTCAAGAGCTCCGTCGTCGACTCCCGCTGGTATCGCGGTTCGCACCTCTGGATTGAGCAGTCCGCCGACCAACTGGCACCGCAGGGCGAGGAACAAATCGTCGCCTCGGTGGACACCGCCGCCGGCATCGCATCCCTCGACAACGAACTCTCCGCGTCCATCGGCGTCGGCGACATCTTTCAGGTCCACGCCCTCGCGCCCGTCGCCGAGGTCATCCGCTGCATCAATCGCGTGCGTGAGCGGATGTTCATGGAGCGCCACTACCAGCTAGCCATCGACCGCACGAACACCGCCGGCAACCGCTACACGCTGCCGTCCCCCATCCGCAACAAGAGCGACGTGCTCGACGTGCGTGAGGTCCAGTACCACACCGCCTCGACATGGCAGTCGGTCGCGGAGATGCATTACGAGGTGGAGGTCGATGGCGACCGCGCCACCCTCGTCTTCTTCACCATGCCGGAGACCAACGTCCTCGACATCGTGTACGAAGAAAGCTACCGCCAGATGGAGGGGCTCCTCCTCGATGGCTCCGACGTCACCCGCGCCCCCATCGAATGGCTCCGGCGCGCTGCGGCGTGGGAAATCTACCGCTGGATTTACGAGGGCGAAGACAACGTGGCGAGCCGCTACGGCGCGAAGATGGGCGTGACGATGGAAGAAGTGCAAGCCCTCAGTGGGAGATATGCACCGTCCGTCATCCGCCGCATGAAGACGGGAGCTCGGGAGCCCATCGGGCCCCGCCGCGGGAGTTTCTAGGTGAACAACCTTTGGGATGCGCCGGTCATCATCGACGGCAAGGAGTACCTCTTCGACGACGAGGTGCCCACCCCTGTGAAGCAGATGGAAGTGCAGACCCAGCCGGGTGAGGACGGGCAGGAGTTCAGCGAACGCATCGAGAACTTCGCCCTCGGCTGGGGACACTCCAAGCAACTCGAACGGAACACCTACGACTACGGCTTCCCCGCTGTCCTCAACCGGCGCCTGAGCTTCCTCCCCGGCTGTGTCGTCTTCGAGTACACGCCGGCCACCGTGCCCATCGGGCCCGCCACCTTCTGCGAGTATTGGGACGGCGTGGAGGCCAACCGCCGGCTCATCATCGTCACCCCGCGGCACATCTACGAAATTGACGGCGATGGCACGGTCGTTACGGTGGACATGGGCGCCAACTTCACGACAACGCGGGCGATGACCTACGGCGTGCTCTTCCGCAACGCCTCCACCGCAGTGCCCCGCATGTACGTCGCGCGCCAGTCCGCCGTCGCGACCGATTACTTCGTCACCCGCGGCACCGGCGGGGTGTGGACCCTCACCACGTCCAACCTCCGCGCCGACGCCATCGCCTCGGGCAAGGACCAGACCGGCGCGAACGTGCTCTGGATAGTGGACCCCGACACGAAGGGCGGGGAGCTCCGCCAGTGCGTGGCTGACGCTGACCCCGAACTCGCCGGCAGCTACGGCCTCACCTCCTACCCCATCGGCGAGATAAGCGTCCGCACCAACGTCCTCCTCCAGCAGGCGAAGCGGATGCTCGCGGCCCGCCCGGACGGCATCTTCTCCTTCGACAACGTGGCCCGCACGGTGCCCATCACGCCCGGCCTCGAAGCCCTGCTCGACTCCCGCAACGGCTTCATGGCTTCCGACTTCAACGGCATGGTGGTGGTGCCCACCATCGGCGGCCTCTTGTGGGTGGACGGCCTCGAATGGGGCTACTGCGGCCCGGTCTCCTCGAACACCGACGCCCGCAGCCTGCGCGACGTGCGCGAGATGGCCTTCGCCGGCGCCGGTGAGTACGCCTACTGCGCGACGTGGGACGGGACCGACAGCTACATCTACTCCGGCACGGTGCGCTCCGAGCGCAACACTGGCAGCGGTGCGGGGCCGTTCATCTGGCACGGGCCCATCGCCGTCCTCGAAAACGTGCAGGTGACCGACCTCCGCGCCTCCACCGTCTTCGGGAAGCGCCTCTGGATTGGCCTCACCGATGGCTTCGCCGCCCTCAACCTGAACGATGACTTCTCTCCCATCTCCAACATGGATGCGGGCTACGTCTACCTGCCCGAGGGCGTGCTCGACCGTGCCGGCCCACAGGTCATCAAGGAAATCCACAACGTCGAGCTCATCGCCCCGGTGAGTAAGCCCTTCGATGTGAACAACACATGGGCCGCGGAGTTCGACTTCGGCTCCGGCTACGAGTCGCCCGGCTCCGCCACCTCCGGCAGTTACTCCAAGGAAGAGTTCGTGGGGGAGAAGTTCGCCCGCCGGCCACTCATGCGCCTCGCCTACACATCGAACGGCCCGGCCGAGCTCGAAGCGGTGATTGTGAACGGCATCGAGCGGCCCGAGGTGCGCTGGCACTACGTCCTCAACCTGAAGGCGACCGAGACCCAGCGGAAGCCGGGCGGGGCGCGCACATGGCGGCACCCGGAGACTGTCGAGGAGGACCTGAAGGCCCTGCGCGAGAGCGGCTGGGTGGGCCTCGTGAAGTTCGGGCAGACAGAAATCAACGCGAAGGTGGTGTCGGTACGGCCGGCCACTCACCCGGAGGGGCGGCACACTGAGCCCACGCGCTTCTTTGAAGTCGAGCTTTCGGAGAGGCCATGACCGCCGCCGCCGAGACTGTCACCATCGCCGACCTCGAAGCCCTCGAACGCCGGCTCTCCCGCCCGGACATCGAGCGCAACGTCCGCTCGCTACAGGGCTGGCGCCGCACCCTCGAAGAGGATGGCTCGTTCGGCCGCATCTTCTCGGGCCCGCAATGGCTGGGCGGCATCTCCGTCATCGACGGCTCGGTGGACGGCAACGTCTTCACCTCACAGGTGACCATCTCCAACATGTTCACGACGGGAGAGGCGCCGGCCGACCGCTGGGAGCTCGACCCGGAGGGGATGCGCTTCTACGGCACCGTCGAGGGCGTCCCCAACACCGAAGTCATCAACATCGAGTCGAGCGGGGACTTCACCTTCGGCGTGCCCCCGGAGGCCATCCAGTTCGACGCCGCCACGGGCACCCTCACCGCGCCGGCCGCCATCATCGGGACCATCTCCATCGCCGAGGTGTCCTCCGGCGTGATGGGCGGGGACTACGCCACGGCCGCGGCCCACCCGAAGATTGTCCTCTCCACCTCCGGCATCGTCGCCACCAACAGCGGCGGGACGACCACGTTCAACCTGCAAGCGTCGAGCGGCGACCTCTTCATGACGGGCAACTTCAGGATTGCCTCCAGCAACTCGGCGGCCAACCGCATCGAGCTCAGGCAAACGGGCATCGAGTTGTGGAAGAACTCCGTGCGGGAGTTCTACTTGGAGGCGAGCGGCGCCACCAACACCATCAACATGCTCCTCACCGGGCCCTCGGTCGGGCAGTACATCGGCATGAAGCCCGACACCGGGTTCTGGCTGGGCGCGAGCGCGTTCGCCTCGGCGCCCTTCCGCGTGAACATGGCCGGCGCCGTGAACATGACGGGTGCGACCATCACCGGCGGGACACTCACCTCGCCGAGCATTTCGTCGGCGACCATCACCGGCACGACCATCACGGGACAGGTCATCCGCACGTCGGCGTCGAACCCACGGGTGGAGATGAACTCCGCCGGCATCTTCATTTACAACTCGGGCGGCACGAACACCGGGGCGCTGGGCGCGGACGGCTCCGGCTTCATGGGCACGGGCTCGAACTTCGTGTGGAACACCGCCGGCACGCTCACGGTGAACGGCTCCACGCTCTCCTCGAACTCCGTGCAGAGCGGCGCCATCGCCTCCCTCACCGCCTCGAAAATCACGACCGGCACCCTCACCTCGCAGGTGGTCTACCTCGGCACGGGCGGGCGGATTGAGGACGCGGACGGCAGCACATGGGAGTCGAGCGGCATCACCCTCAAGTCGGCCGGCGGTTTCGGCGACAGCATCAAGTGGGTCAACACCTCCAGCGGCGGCACGATGGGGAGCATCTACGCCTCCTCCACGAACTTCGAGGTGGCCGGCGCGAGCGGCTTCGGCTTCCTGCGGATGTCGAACAACGCCTTCTACCTCACCTCCGCGGTCGGCCCCTCCCTCGGCGGCTCCTCCTCCGGCTTGCTGGCCTACGGGAAGTTCTACCCCGGCTACGGCTCCGGCTCGGCACAGGCCACGTACTACATCGACGCGGGAGGCAGCGGCATCATCTCCAACGGCGTGGGCATCGGCGGGATGCTCGGCATCTCCTCGGGCAACACCATCAACTTCATCGCACCGGGCACGGGCGGCTCGGCGAGTAGCTGGTCCACATGGGACGCCTCGCAGTCGGTGTCGAGCGGCTTCTTCAACATCCAGATTGGCGGCAACTCCTATCGTGTACCGTTCTTCGCGAACAGCTAGCATTCCCCCGGAGGTTCCCCCATGACGGATTACACAGACGACGCGCTGTTGAAGTTCTCGCTCGACGACCCGGAACTCGAACAGCACCGCAATTTTTTGCTTAACGCGCGCCGGCAAGCCCGCCACGACTTCATCGGGGCGCACGTCACCATGATGGAATGGCAGACGGCCGCGGTGGACCCGGAGAACCCGGCGCTGAACGCCGAGGGCGGCGGACAGGCCGGCGCAGCGGCGCAGCGCAAGGAAAACTGCCGCACGCGCTACGCGGAGCTCGACCGCATCCTCTCTGGCGTGCCCAAGAAGGCCGCGGAGGCCAAGCAGGCCACGACGTCGAGGAAGCCCGCGGATGGCTGAGCCCACCGTCCGCTTCGCCTACGTGCCGGTGGCAGGGTGGATTAGCGGGAACTTCGGTGACTGGTACGGGAACAGGCAGCACCGTGGCACCGACATCGCCTGCAACGAGGGCACCCCGGTCTATGCGCCGGCGGAGGGCCGCATCGTGCAGCCCTACAACGACGGCTCGTATGGCATCGCCACCTGCATCGTCCACGACGACGGGTGGCACACGCTCTACGCCCACCTGAGCCGGGCGGTGGTGAGTCCCGGCGATTACGTGGTCACCGGCGCCCTCCTCGGCTACAGCGGGAACACCGGGATGAGCACGGGGCCGCACCTGCACTGGCAGCTTTCGGACAGCTACCGATTCCTCGTCGATATTGCTCACAGCCGTGACGCGATGGCGTACATCGCCGCCTACCCGGAGGTAGAAGACATGACCGAAGCAGAAGTCCGCGCCCTCATCCAGTCCATGAAAGACTCGGGCGAAATCGCGAGCACGACCGACGTGCTGGCCTGCGTCTGCCAGATTTCCGGAAGCGAAGAGAACACCTACTCCGACGTGGGCCGCGTCGAGGGCGCGCGCGTGGCGATGGGCAATCTGCCCTCGTCGTCGGGCGGTGAGCCGGTGCTCGCGAAGCACATCCATCCCGGCGGGCACACCGGGCAGGCTATCCTGCTGGACAACGAAGTCGTCGTGCCGCTGGTGACGAAAGAAGAGTGACCCGTGAGCTTCAAGAACCTCACGCCGGCCGGAGCCTACGTCTTCACGGCGTTCGCACTCGTTGGCGTCGGCGTTCTGGCCTCGACCCAGCTTCTCGCGCCCGACTACGCGAAGGTGGTCGTCGCCTTCCTCCTCGGCGGCGGGTCCGGGGCTGCCTTGCAAGCGAACGTCGGAGACACAAAAAAATAGCCCTCCCCCGACCGTTATAGTCAGGGGAGGGCTCGATTTACTCAGAAATTTTGGCTTCGCGCGCGGGCGCAACCCAGCGGTGCGAAGGGCAGTAGTCACGGGTTGCCCCGTCCGCTTCCTTGTAGGACCAGCCGGTTCGGCCGGCGAGCCGGCGGGTCTCGTCGCCGTCCATCATGTAGAGGCGGAAGCTCGATGGGCAGGACACCCCGATGGGGTCGCCCACGCTGATGCGGATGCGCTGGTCACAGATGAGGTTCTTACCGTAGACGGTCATTGGACGGCCGGTTCTCCTGAAGCATGGTTGAGTGATAGATGTACACCCCCACGTCGATGACTGTCGGCATTCGCGGGCAGAGGTCGCAGACGTAGAGGATGGTGGGCTCGCGCTTCCTCGGCCCGACGAAGAGCGGCCTCGGGGTGAGCTCGTGGCCGCACTCGCCTATGACCGGCCACGGACCCTGCGGATGTGCTCCGCGATGAGCGCGGCCTCCGCCCGGTTGTGGTGTCCCTTGTTCCTGAACCATTCGGTGCCTCCCCATATCTGGAGTGCTTTCTGGCGGGAGAGCTCCTTGCCGGCGGGGCCCTTGGCGGTGAGGGAAAACGTCTTCTTCCACTCCTGAGCGCGAATGAGCTCGTGGGGCACGCGGTTCGCCGCGAGGATGCCCTCCCACAAGCCTTGGCTGCGGGCGAGCATCATCTGTTGCCACATGCCGGGGGCGTTGTCGCCACGGTTGGCGAACATCACCATTTCGGTCGCGACGTAGCAGTTGCCGGCGCCGCCACGGGGCCCGAGCACCTCGTACTGGAAGATGTCCATCATGGCCGGCAAGTCGTACTCGTTGCCCTTCGCGCCGCCGCCCTTGGGATAGCTGGGGATGTCCCAGCACTCCTCAAGGGTGCCGTCGTTGTCGAGCGCGGCGATGGCGCCGGTCATGCCTTGGTCGATGCCGATGTAGTACGTCATCGGAGGCAGTCCGCCCATGCGCCCCAGCTATAGCCACCGCTGATAACGGCGGCCACGGCGATATTGACCTCCGGCTCGTACAGCGAGCGACCGGGCCCGAAGAGCGCGTCCGCCTTCGCTTGGTGGAGGTTCACGTTCTCTTGCATGAGGCCCTGATGGACGCCATTTGTGGCACCGGGGGAGCCTCCCGACTCACATTGCATGATGTCCAGCACGATTTGCACCGACTCCGCCGGGAAGTAGGCGGCCACCAGCGACCGCCATTGCTCCGTGCCGGCGGAGTAAACTGCGGCTGCCGCTGCCACCGCTCCCGCCGGTCTTGCCAAGGGTGCCGGCGCGGGCGTGGCGGTGGGTTTCGGTGGCGGGATGTACGCGCTCGTCCACCCGAGGTCGTGGATGGGGTCCGAGAGATGAAAGGTTATGGCCGAAACCATTAAAGCCTCGTCGGAGACTAAAGTTTCCTTTAACCACGGGTCTGGCGGGCTGGGCGTGCGGATGTTGGCGGGGTCTACCTGATAGGGTGGCGCCGGCTCCGGGGTGGAGCAGGCAACGAGAAGTAGGCCGGCCGTAGCCAGCAAGACAAAGAGCATTCGAGGCATGTGGTTATCCCGCCCTCGCGGCAAGGCCCCATGCGTTCGGCTTCCCCTCTTCGAGGGGTCCGAGGTCGCGAAACAGGTCGGGATAACGTTTCAGCCATTGCTGCACCGTCTCCGCCTTGCTGCCAAGGTGTGACGCTAATTCGCTGGCCGTCATAGAGCTCCGGCCGAGCGCGTCTTGTAAACGTATTCCCATCGGGCGCTCCCGGTCGAGCGCACGGTCCACCTCAAAGAACGACTTGCGGGTGATTTCCACCTCGCCGTTCGCCCCGATGAAGTGGGCCCCGAGGGCCTTGTGGGTGCCCATCGGTCCGTCGTTCACCTTCCGGCAGAAGAGCCCAATCTCGCGGTCGTCGCCGCGGCCGCTGGCCTGCACGTACCACACCCGGCGGGCGAGGTTCTTCCAGAAGATGCTCCCGAAGGGCTTCGTCTTGTCCTGCTGGCTGTTGACGTGGGCGATGACTGCCGTCGTCGTTTCGAGGTAGGCGAGGGCGTTGAAGAAGGCCACAGTGAGGTCCGAGTCCTCGGGCTTGCCACCGCACGCCGCCGCGGCTGAGTCGATGATGAGGTAGCGGATGTTGTCTTCCCGAATCTTCTTGCGGAGGGCGTCCACCTGATGCACGAGGGGCACCCCGCGGCCCGGCCAGTAGGTGAACATGTCCGGGTAGATGTCCTGTATCTGGATGCCTGCGTAGAGGCGCTTCAGCCGGCGCCGGAACCCTGCCGGCGTGGCGTTCTCCCAATCGCAGTACATCGCCCGGCCCGGTTCCGGTGCGCCGCCCCACTCTGAGCCGGGGAAGGGCAGCCCCACGGTGAGCAGGGCCCCGAAGTATTCGGTCACGTAGGTCTTCAGGCTGCCGCCGTCGCCGAAGAAGATGGTCGGTTGGCCGATGGGGAGGAGGTCCCCGAAGTAAAACTGCTCGCCGTCCTCGGCGTCGGGGATGTCGAACACGTCCACGCTCACGTCCACGTTGGCGAACGCCTCATCGATGGCGGAGCACGCCTCGTTGACCACCTCTGTCCAGTTGCACTTCACGTCGGGGTACATGCGCGACAGCGTGAGCCTCAGAGACCCTTGGGCGGTGGCGCTGAGCAGGTTGATGCGCCCGCTGTAGGGCTTGCAGCCGGGCCGCTCCACCTCCACCCGCAGCTTGGCGTCGAGGTCCCGCGGGCCGCGGTGGAGTTGCGTTGCGAGCAGGGCCACCACCCCATCTTCGGTGGGGATGCGGACGCGGATGGAGTCGTGGTCGAGGATGTCGATGGCCGTCTCGTCGAGGTCGCCGGTGAAGATGTCCTCTGGCTTGCCGCCGGCCGCGAAGAACTCCACGAGGTCGCCCTTGGGTGGGAGTGCTACCTTCACCCGGCGCACCTTCTTGGCGATGTTGCGGAGGGCAGCGGCCACGGCATCCATGTACTCGAAGCCGGCGCGGTCGTTGTCGGGCGACAGCCACACCTCGCGGCCGCGGAGGGGCTCCCACACGGCGGCATTCCACTCGCGCAGGGATGAGGCCCACCCGCCCGTGCAGGCGAGTAGCTGGCGCTGCCAGCAGGCTTGGGCGGTCTTCTCGCCCTCCACGAAGATGATGGGGTCGTCGGGCCGGGCCGCGGGGTCTTCGAGGAAGTAGAGGTTCATGTCTTTGACGCTGGTGCCCTCGGGCAGCTTCGTGCCGGCGGCGGAGGTCCATGTGAAGGTCTTCTTCGGCTTGCCGGTCTCGGCGTCGAGCTCGTCGGGGAACTCGTACCGCTTCTTCAGGGCCTTCACGCCCTTCACGCTCGTGTATTCGTAGGTGGCGACGGGCTCTTCGCCGCGGGTTGGCTGCCGGCGCGGGTTGGCCGGCGTGGCGTGCTCGGTGTCGATGCCGAGGGCCTGCGCGAGGTTCTTCAGGCCGCCGCCAGCGGGGCAGGACCGGCACGTCCAGACCATCTTCTTCGCGTGGTAGTGGGCGCTCTGGTGGGCGTCGTCGTGGGTGGGACAGGAGAACTCGATTTGGGGTGCGCCTTGAAGGTTGACCCTTCGGCCGCGGCGCTCGGACATGAGCCGTTCTTCGATGGCTCGGACAAACTCAGGGGCGAATTGCACGTTGCACCTCCATGCAATGGGGACACGAATGCCCGGAAGGTAGACCCTCCGGGCACGCATGTCTTGGCTGTTTGGGTGGGCTAGTGTGTTGCTGTCTCCAGCACAAGAGCGGAGCCCGACTCCACGTCGCGAACTTTCACGCTGGCCGCTTTCGTTACGTTGTCGAGCACCCCTTCCTTGTCCCGGCTGAACTTGCCGGCGGAGGTGACAACGTAGCCGTTGATGGGCAGATGGATGGTGTTGCCGCCGGTCAGCGCGTTGATGAGCGCGGCGTCGTCGGCGTTCTCGGGGTTGAGGACAACCCTTCCCGAAATGTTCAGCACAAAGGTGTCGACGGTGAGCCCGTCGAACTTTAGCTGGCGGATGGGGGTCGGGGTCTTGCCCTTCGGCGCCTCTTCGGCCTTGGGCTTCTCGGCTTGGGCAGCGGTCATTCGGTAGCAACTCCTGCGCTAGGGTCCCCGGAGGGAGGGGCCTACTCCTCCCCCGCGGGGCCTAGCTGCCTAAGCTACTACTCGAATGGCACATCGTCCACATCGTCCACGAACGTGCCCTCCACCACTTCCGACACGGCAGGCTCGGATGCCGGCGTGTCTTGGAAGCGTTCGACGGCCGCCGCGACCATGTTGGCGAGGCTGGTGTTGTTCTTCGTGCAGTAGGTGGTGAGGGCCTTGGCGCTGAGTTGCGCCCCGGCAGCGAGCGTGCCGGCATCCTCGAAGAACGCGGTGATTTCGTTCATCGCCAGCGCCTCCTTCAGTGCCGACATCGCTGCCTTCACCTCGTCGAGGCTGAACCCGTCCATCACCTGCCGGCTTGGGGCTGCCGGGGCCTGCTCTGCCGCCGGTGGTGGTCCTTGGCGTGCCGGCGCGGGGCGCTCGGCCTGCTTGGTCGAGGTCCGCGGCCGTGGCGGGGCTGCCGGGGCTGCGCCGTTGCGAGCGGCCGGCTGCTGGCGGTCGTCACGCTGGTCGCCGAACCCGCCATCTTCCATGAGCTCGCTGTCCTGACTGAACATCTCGGACACGCAGCCCACGGTGCGGATGGCGGCGACCATCGCCCGCTTCTTTGCCTTCGACTGAGTGTTCTGCAACGTGCGTTCGAGGCCCTGCGCCGTCTTCTTCGGGCAGTGCCACATCCACTTGCCGCCCAGCTTGTCCCGCCGGGGAATCACGTCGCCGTGGATGGCGCACAGCACCGTCGAGGGTCCGGGGTTGCCGCGGTTGTTCTGGTTGTCCCACGTTGCCGGCGTGGACCCGCCCTCGCAATGGTTGGCGTACTCCAGCGAGGATGCCGTGCCGATGTCTTCGCCCATCACGGTCTCGGTCCCGACGTGGATGACTTCGCACTTGTAGAGGAAGTAGCAGAAGTCGTTCTCGCGGTCGATTTCGGAGTCGAGGATGGTGAACTTCGGCCGGGCTTGGAGGGCCCGGTAGATGATTTCGGCGCCGGGCTGCTGGAGGAACTTGCGGTTCACTCCGGGCATGTTGCCGTAGTGGCCCTTGTCCTCGTCGAGGGCCCGCTGGATGAAGTCACGGAAGTTCTGAAGCTGCGCGAGCTCCCCTTCGATGTCGATGAGGGGCGGCCGCGTGTAGACGGCAATCTCGGGGTCAACGTGGACCACCAGTTCTTGGCTGGGTGCAGTCATTGGGGCGTCTCCTTGTAAGCTGTCGGTTGGCGATGGCGGGCCTGCCGGCTCGCAGGAACCACGAACGCCGTTGGGCCCTCCTTCACGGGGGGCCTTTCGGTTTGAATGATGTGCATCCGCGCGCCACGGGGTGTCGGAAAGAGCGGGCCGTCAAGCCAATCCCCACCGATAACCCGCTCCTGCGGCTGCCAGAAATGGGCTCCCGTCGCCAGCGAGAAACGTGGCACGATGCGCCAATTTTCTTGATACGCGCGCGGGGGCAAGTCTTCCCACGGGGCAACTGCCTCGCGGGCTTGGATGAGGCGAATCGCACGCTGGGCGGCGCCGGTGAGTTCCATTTGCCGGCCTCCGATGAAGCGCGTCTGCCTCACAGTTCGAGGGCTCCGGGGTTCTTGCGGTGGGCCTCGGTGAACATGTGGATGGCCGCCCGGACCACGAACGATGGCTCGCGGCCGTAGCGGTGGGCTATTTCGTCGATGGTGGCGGCGTCCTCCACGAGCACGCGCGCGGGGATGTTGACCAGCTTCTTGCCGGCCCTTCGTTGGGCGACCTCCTTGGCCTTGGTGTTGCGGATTGCCGACCGCATGGCGGTGGCGTCGTCAGGCATTTTTCCCTCCAGAGGGGTGAGATTGGCGATACGGATGAGGACGTGCTCCAGCCGGAGCTTGAACGCCTTCATGGTCTTCGGCCGGAAATCGGTGTGCAGCACGACGCGCACCGGCGAGTCGGTCTCGCAATAGAAGTAGGTGAGGTTTCCCCGGAAGGCTTCAAACCACCCGAGTCCGCCATTCCGCTCCTCGGCCTCGAACCAGAGGCCGCCCTGCCCGTCTGCTCCCTCGTGGAAGCGGTAGCGGTAGTGCGTCTCGTACTTCTTGGTCATCGGCGCCCGCCGGCCACGCCGTAGCCGCAGATGAATATGAGCAACCCCACGAGGATGGTTCCTACTTCGTTCATCGGGCTGTCAGCACAGTCTTCTGCACGGCTCGCACGCCGGGCACGGCCATCTCGGCCTTCTTGCTCTTCGCCTCCGCGTTCAGCGCCGGCATGTTGACGTCGAGCCAACCTACCGGGGCCTTCCCTTCGGCAATGAACTTGATGAGGGCGAGCTTGTCGGTCACTTCGGCCTGCCAGCGGCCGGTCGCGGACACCCCGGCAGCCTTCGGGGGCTCCGCTGTAGCCACAATGGCTACGGGTGCGGTCGCGGCCTCGTAGACCACGGCGTCGGCCTCGTCTTCCTTTCCGGCGGCCCGGAGCTCGGCAGCCTCGGCCTCGGCAGCTTCGCGGGCGGCGCGGGCCTCGGCTTCGGCGGCGGCGGCGGCGGCGCGGGCCTCGGCCTGCCGCTTGTCGTGGTACGTCGTCATCTCCCCGCGGATGCCTCGTTCGGCGTCGGCGATGATGTCGAGCGTCGGTGCGAAGAGCTCCATCACGCGCTTCTTGGCTTCGTCCATCGGGCGGGTTATCGACATCCTGAGCCCCTCGTGGGCGCGGCGGGCGTCGGCCACCTCGGTGAGCAGGTTGCCGCCCTCCACGTACTCGTCGTCGGTGGTGACGGTGAACACGGCGGAGCGGTCCCATAGCTCCTGCGCCGTGCTCTTCGCCTTGTCGGCCACCTGCTGGGCGGCTGCGGGGATGAGGGCCTGTTCTTCGGTCATTGGTTGGTCCTTTCTGTCCATTGGTACACGTCGCGGAGTTGGGCGAACGCTCGGAAGTCGAGCTCGTGGTCGTGGTGCTCTACCAGCTTCGCCTCGCCGTTGCGGGGCAAGTAGAGACAGCCTCGGCGCACTGTTCGCGCGGTCATGAGGTCGGCCCACTCCAGCAACGCGTTGCGGTAGGCGGCCGTCTGTAGGCGGTGGTGCTTCTCGGGCCCGCCGCTCTTCAGGTCGACAACCATGATGTGGTCGTGGTCGCGAAGCACGAGGTCGATGCGGCCGGCATAGCGGAGGGTCGGGTGGCAAACCATCTCCTCCACGCCGTAGGTGTACCACTCGGAATTGGCCTCTCTCCATGCGGTGTACGCGTCCCACCGCGGGAGCACGAAGTCGTCGAGGCTGTCGACGTCGAGGACGCCGGCCTCGTCGAGCTCGATGGCGCGGTGGATGTCGCTGCCTAGTTCGCGGCCGAACGTCGAGTTATTCCCGCCGGCATAGTGCGGAAAGAATCGGCCGATGATGTCGGTGACTGATGGGATAGTGGCGGCGGGGCCGTCTCCGTCGCCTCCCAACACGTAGCGCCGGGGCGGGCCCTCCACGTAGTCCAGCCTCACTTGAGCCTCGCGTCGATGGGAAACTGCTTGACGTACTGGAGATAGGCTTCGACTTCCTTGCGTTCCGTCGCGCAGGATTGCTCTATCTCGCGGAGGTGCCTCACGAGCGCCTCCATGTTGCGAATGGTGTCGACCTCGCGGGCCCGGATGAGCGCGGCCGCGGTCTCGGAAATTTCAACAGCCAAGGTTCTCTCCTAGTTCGATGAGCTCGGCGATGCCGTCGCCGCCGGAGAGGGCCCATCCGCAATAGCAGCGAACGAGCCCCTTGTGGTAGTCGCACGCGGCGCACACCTGCACGCCGCATCCGCGGTCGAATTCAAACTGGTGTTGGCACACCGAACGCCTCCTCTGCCAGTTCCGGGGGAAGCTGGCGGTGATACTTGCGGAAGATGCGGAGGGCGGTGGTCGCCTGCCGCGGGGTGAAGTCGCCTGCCCACTCGGCGAGGCTGTGTCCGATAACGCCGTCCATCTTGTTAAAGCCGACGTCGTTCCTCTCCCCGGCCCGGTCGGGGTCGAGGCCGGCAAGAATCTGGACGACGTGCTTCAGGGCCCTCACTTGGGCGAGGCCGCCGGGCAAGTCGGGGTAGTCGGCGTCGGTGCGGTCCCGCGGGGGTGGCGGGGCCTTGGCAAGGGAGCCCACGGGTGGCTCCGTCTTCGTGGCTTCGATGGGCACTGTCACGCGGTCGAGGGCCTGCTCGATGGTGAACAGCTTTTCGCTGATGGTCTGCGCGATGTACACGTCTAGCGATTCCTCTAGCACGATGTGCTGCACGAGGATGCTTTCGTGAATCTCGGACCCGATGCGGTGGCAACGGTCTTCGGCCTGCTTCATGTTGCCGGGCACCCAATCCAGTTCGGCGAACACCACGGTGTCGGCCGCGGTGAGGGTGATGCCGATGCCGGCCGCGGTGATACTCGCGACAAACACGCGACACTCGGGCATGTTCTGGAAGCGGTCGACCAATCCCTGCCGGTCGGCCATCGGCGTCTCGCCGGTCAGTTTCACGGCGCCGTAGTCGTCGGCGAGGGCGTCGTGTATCTGCGCCAACACGTCGAGGTGGTGGGCAAAGACAACAATCTTCGGCACCTCCTCCAACATCCCTTTTACGTGGTCGATAACGTCGGGCACCTTCGCGAGTGCGGTCTCATGGCGGAGTCGCGATAGCTCCTCAAACAGCCCCTTCGGGAAACCGTTTTCCATTAGCTGGGCGACAACCGCTCGCCAGTCGCCGTCCGTGAACCCGGCCTCTCTCAAGGCAATCATCTCGGCGCGCTGGGCTTCCTTCTGGTGACTGTTCGCCGGGAGCTCTAGCACTTGCCGGCGCTTGGGCGGGAGCTCGGTGAGCACGTCCTTCTTCAGGCGGCGCACCATCACGGTAGAGCGGAGAATGTCCTGTAGCTCCTCCAGATTGCGGCCGCGGTTCTTGTCGCCGGCAACGGTGTATCGCCACATGAAATCGGACCGCTTGGCCCACCGTTCGCGGTCGAGGTTGTGGAGCAGCGGGTAGAGCTCGCCGGGGCGGTTCACGATGGGCGTCCCGGTGAGGAACAGCTTTCGCTTGGCGCGGATGCCGGGGAACTTCTTACGCTCGGCCTCGTTGTCTCCGCCGTACACGGCCTTGCTGCGCTGGGCGGCGGGGTTCTTCAGGTAGTGGCACTCGTCCACTATCAGCAGGTCCCACGGCGTCTCGGCGAGGATGCGCGCGTGCTTGGCGAGGATGTCGTAATTGATGATGACGACGGCCGCGGGCGGAAAGAATGAAGAGCTCGCGATGCCCACGGTCTGGAGGGGATTCACGAGCCATCGCATAAGCTCGCGCCTCCAGTTCGCCTTGATGGTCGCCGGGCAGATGATGAGCGTGCGCTCGGCGGGCTCGGCATTCATCACACCGATGGCTTGAATCGTCTTCCCTAGTCCCATTTCGTCGGCAAGCAAAACGCCCTCGCGGTCGAGGGCGTAGGCGATGCCTGCGCGCTGGAATGGCATGTAGTCGAGGCCGGGCGGGGCGGGGATGTTCACGTCGGCGTCGGTGAGGCGGGACTCGTGCCGGGCCTCGGCGAGGTCGCGGACTAGGGGCCCGGCAATCTCGTCACAGTAGGGCGCGAGGCGCGCGGCGATGGCGGGGTCTGCGGTGTACCAGTATCCGCGCTGCCGGTTGCCGGCAATGGTCATGTCCCTATCCCACCGGAGGCCCGCGGCTTTCGCCGTGGCGCGCTCCTCGTACAGGGAATAGGCGATAAACAGCGGGCCCTCGCGGGGCGTGTACTGGCCGCGGGTCTGCGGGTTGGCGTGTGTCACGAGCATTAGCGGCGCCTCCTTGCGCGGGCCATCTCCACGAATCCGGTTTCGCGGTCGGCGTCGATAACGCGCCAACCCTCGGCGAGCTTGCGCCGGTACTCGGCAGAGTCTCGGGTGATGTTGTCTTCGGTTTCCCATCCGGGGCCTTCGCGCCTCATCGGACTATCCGGTCGCGGTCGGGGTTGATGGTGTCGCTCGAACCTAGCGAACGCTTGGTACGCATGAGCAGGAACACGGGGGCCCATCCGGTCGTGATGCTGATAGTCCCCTTCAGGGTTTCGCCGTAGCCAAACTGGACGGTCACGCGCTCTCCGCTGTTGAACGCGTCCACAAACTCTCCGGCCGGGGCCGGCGGGTTAAACCGCTCGCCGTGCTGGACGCGGCCGCGGGCGAGGTACTGCTCGTATTTCGTCATGGTTAAACCTCCTCGGGCAGTTCGCCCGTGAATGCGTACAGGGTTTCTTCGATTACGAGGATTGCGGTGCAAGCCGGGGCGGCGCATATCTCGTCGTTGCTGTAGCTGTCGTTGACGGCTGGCCGGCCGCACACCCGGCAATAGACGGGCTCGTCGGGGCCGGGGTGGGCGTAGGGGAACATCGGGCGCGTGTAGAGGCGCGGGTTCATTCGTGATGCCCTCGGCAACGGCCGGTTGCGTCGGTGTCGCGGCATGGCGGGAACACGTCGAGGCCCTCGGCGCGGAGTTGGTTGATATGGATGAGGGCCTCGGTGTAGGAAAGCGGGCGGCCGCCCTCGGCGGTGATGAATTGCTGGGGCTTACCGGCGCGCTCGTCTTCGCGGGTAACCTCCTCCAGATAGTCGAGGGCTATCGACATGTGCAGGGTGCGGGTGGTCATGAGCGGGCCTCCGTTCGCCGGTGAAAGTCGCACAGTTGACGGCGCGCGGCCGCGGAGGTCGCCGGGGGCTCTCCGCACGGCCGGTCATCCGGCATCATGTGGACGCACTCCGCCGGGGCGGTCGCCACAATCTCATCTGTGTCGCGGTCGAGGACGCGGAATCGGCCGGGCCCGCAATTGGCAATCCAACGCTCGGCGGCCGCGGCGGTCGCGAAATACGAGGCGGGGTCTCCGGTCGCGTGTCCCCATGTGCCGTCGTCGCGCTGGCGCTGTAGGTGGTAGCGGAAAAGGTCGGTGCTCACGAGCGGGCCCACCGGCCGGCATTCTTGGCGAATACGGAGGGCTCATCGGGGAGGGCGGCGTACTCATCCTGTACGGGGAGCCACGCGTTACCCTTCGCCTCCGGGGTCTCCGGCAGAGTGCAGCGGCCGCGGTCGTGTCCAGATTCGAGCCCGGCGCAGTTGAAACAGAACGGGCCCGGCTGTCCCGTTTCCGCGGGAACCGGCAATGCTTGGGCGAGCCATGCGTAATGCTCGGCACCTTCGCGGCGCCACTCAATCTCGCGCACGAGCGCGGCCGCGTGCTCGGCTTGGCTAATCCACCACGTATTGAGCTTGGCGCGGTGGTCGTGCTCGGGGCCCGCGGCGTTCAAGTCGTCGATGGCGCGGGTGAGGTTGTCGCGGAGGGTTTCCATGCTCACGCGGAGGGCCCGCACGCGGGCGGCGATGCGGGTATCGGTCATCTCCGCGGCGCGGCGGAGTTCGTCGAGGGCGGCCGCCTCGGTGGCGAAACGGTAGGGCTCGGTCGCGGGCGTGGGGTTAGGCATAGTGGCTGATTCCTTTCGCGTAGGCGCGATACTGGGCGGCCGGCACGTCAAACACTGGCGCGGCCGCTATGGTCTGGTGGATGCGGAGGCGGCCGGGTAGGTATCCGTTGCCGTTGCTGTCGATGCGGGCGAGGTCGTCGGCGAGGGCGGAGCGGCCGCCGTACCCTTCATCGAATACGTAGGTGGGGCGGTCTCCCGCGTTGGGGGCGTCGAGCTCGTGGGCGTAGATGAGCCATACGCGGCGCGGGTTGCCGTTGCGGTCGTTGGGGGCCCGTAGGCATAGGGCGAACATCTATCGTCCCCACGCTTTCACGAGCTCGCGACGGGTGAACGTGCGGCCTAGGGTGTCGGTCACGTCGACCGGGATGAACGCGCGTTCGCGGCCGTCTGAGGGTGTCGCCATAAACTGGCGCGGGGTGGCGCGCGGGCTGGCGGGATAGAACGTCACGCGGTCGTTGCGGGGCTCCTCGCGGCCGTTCCAATTGGTGGCACGGGTGGCGAATCCCACGAGTTCGGCCGCGTACAGGGAACCGGACCAAACCGCGACGGTGGGCTCCATCTCCCAACCGCCAACCGGCTTAAGCTCGGGCGGGCCCTCGGGGCGGCCGGGGCCCGTGGCGTCGTACCAGACTCGCGGCTCGGTGTCGGGGTGCTGGTGCGGCCATTCGATGTAGTAGGTTCGGCTCACGCGGTCACCTTGCTTTCGCACGCGGCGCGGAAGCGGTCGGCGTCAAAGCGCGCGTTATCCTCGGCAAACAACCGGGCGAACGCGTTCACCACGTCGAGGCGGTCGAGGTTGCGGCGTCCCTCGTGGGTGTCGGTCTCGGCCTCGGCGATGATTCTGGCAACGGCTACGTAGTCTTTTCGGGTCATCATTCGGTGTTTCCTCCGGTGAGAATGGCGGCGAGTTCTTGCATCGCCTCGGCGTGTTGCTCTGCGGCCGTGGCGAGTGATTCCTCGGCCTCGGCGTATTCGGACGCGGGCTCGTAATAGATGTCTCCGTCTGAGTCGATGAGGCGGGCGATGAGTTCGGCGATGCGGCCGCGGGTCTCGTGGTCGTCGAGGGCGTCGAGGATGTGGGCGGTGTTCAGTCGGTGTCTCCTTCTTGGGTTTGGTGACATGTCGCGCAAACTGGTACGCGGCCGGGGTAGAGGAAATAACCGCTTCCCTGAATCAGGAAACGGTCGCATCGCGAGCAGGCGCGGTTTTGCTTGGCGGTGACAAGCTCGGGGCCGGGCCCGTCTTCTAGACAGGTGGCGTGTACGTCTGCGGCCGGGTCGGCCGGGTCTCGGTAGAATCGGCGGTCGTATCCGATGGGCTCGCCACAAAGCCGGCAAAGCTCGGCCGCGCGGGCGCGGGTCTCGGAACAGTCGAGGTGCGAGCAGGCCCGCGGCGCGCACGGGCCGAACGTGGTTCCGGGGGCGGGGTAGGTGGACGCTGCCATTACTCCTCGCCTCCGGTCTCGGCGTCGTAGTGCGTCTGTGATTGGTCGACGGCCGCGGCGAACGTGCCATATTCGGGGTGGCGGTCGAGGTAGTGGCGGAGGTCGCACAAGAGGTCGGTAACGGTGTTCGCGGCCTCGGTCATGGCGTCGAGGGGCCCGGCATACACGGCATCCTCGTAAGCCTTGACGGCCGCGCGGGCGTAGTCGGCGCGTTGGTCGTTCAAGCGGGCGTGGTCGTCGGCGAGGCTCATACGAGGCTCCAGATTTCCGACATGGTGCGGGCGTCGTAGAGGGTGGCGTTGCCGTGGTCGTTGACCTCGAACACAAACGAGGCGGCCGCGGATTCTGGCGGGGCTCCGTCGCGCTGCCAGTAGGTCACGCGGCCGTTGCGGGCGTTCCATTCCCACCGGATACCGGCCGGGAGTTTCACGACGTCATCTCCGGCGCGGGCGTCTTCCTCCAGACTGTCGAGGGCGGGCCAGAATCCGAAGCAGGCGCCGTCGCCTTCGCTGGTGCCGAACATCACGTAAGGCGGGGCGATGTCGTCGAGGGCGAGGCTAAGCTCGTCGAGCAACCATCCGGCCGCCTCGGCGATGTCGTCGTCTTCCTCGTAGAACGTGTCGAAATTGTCGGCGTTCATCGCCTCCAACACGAGGCGGTGTTCGGCGGCGAGGGCCTCGGCGCGGGCCGGGGCGTAGCGGGTGAGGGCGTCGAGGAACGTCGGGATTAAATCCTCGGGGCGGAGGGTGTCGGACGATACGGGCCCGATTTCGGGCGTGCGGTTGGGGGCGGTCATGAGCGGGCCTCCTCGGCGGGGTGGTTGGCTTCGCAACATGGGCAATCCTCTGCGAGGAAATGCCCGGCGTCGCATGTTCCGGGGCCCACGGCGTCGCATCGCTCATGTGCTGCTTGGGCGTCGGCCGCGGCGCGTTCGGCCGCGTTGCGGGCCGCGCGCTCGGCGATGATGGCTTGGCGGATTTCCTCGCGGCGGTTGTGCCAGTAGGCGAGGCTCGTTGCGGGCCACGGGATCTCCTCGGCGAGGGTCTCCATCGCACGGGTGAGGCCCGATGCGTAGTTGAGCCCGGCCGGGGTGGGGTGTTCCTTGGCGGTCTGCCACGCGTCTTCCGCGCGGCGTTCAAGGGCGATGAGGGCGCGAGTGGTTCCGGTCATGAGGTCTGCTCCTTGGGGGTGTCGTTGTGAAGGGGGATGCGCAGGCTGCCGTTCGGGGCGACGGCCGCTCGGCCGTAGGTGTGTCCAAGCGAGCAGGCGAGGCCGTCGCGGTTGGCGAGGTGGTCTCCCAATACGTGCCACGATTTCGGACACGTTGGCGCGGTGAAGTCGAAACCGGGGGCGAATCCATCCGGCCGCGGGGTGGCGTTGTCGAGTTGTTCGCGGGCGAGGGCGAGCAGGGCCTCGGCGAGTTCGGCCGCTACTCCGGGCGTCATCTGTACGAAAAACCTACCTTCGACGGTGGCGAACGTGAGGGTGGGATACGTGGTCGCGTCGGTGCGGCTGATTTCGGCCTCGGTGTGTCCCATCAGGGCATCACGTACGGAGAGGCCCGTAAGCGCGCGCTCTACCGGGTCGGCATCGGCGTTGCGGGGCTCGATTGTGAACAGCGAGGGCCCGCGGAGGGTGATGGTACGGAGCATGGTTAGTTCGCCTTTCGTGTGGTGGGCTCGTGAAAGCCGTGTTTGACGTTGAGGGTGATTGGGGGCGTCTTACCGCGGCTAGTGGTCGTGTAACCGGCCGTGCAAGTTGGGCAGATGTCGCCTCGCCATTTCGGCGTGTGGCATTTTCGGCAGGAACTCATCGGGTAGGCCTCCGATAGGTTGTCAGCGTTCGCACGCTGCCCACCGGCCGGAGCCGGGGCGGCAGTGATACCGAAAGCTAGGCGGGGTAGTTGGCGCGACACTCGCGGCAGAGGTCGGCCTCAACTCCGGGGGAGAGGGTGGTGGTTTCTACCTGACGGCGGCGGCCGCAGTCGTCGCACGCTGCCCGGTAGGGGCGAGGCTGGCGCACGGTGCGGACGGGAATCGAGAAGACATCGGCGAGGAGGTCGCGGTCGCGGCTCATCGGGCGATGTACGCGTTGACTCCGATGGTCACGCGCTTACCGTTGACCTCGGCGGTGGTCGATACGTTGCCTGCGCTGCTGGCGACAACGAGCGTCTTTCCGCTGGCGGACGGCCGCGGGGCGTGGAGGGGGATTCGGATTACGAGGTCTGCGCCTTCAATGGTCGCGTTCATGGGTTGGGTGTTCCTTTCGTGAAACGTGGAGGGCCCGCACCTTTCGATGCGGGCCCGCGGGCGGAGTCGGTTTAGAGGTTGGGGTGGTTGAGCATGGCGGCGAGGAATTCGCGCACGGTGTGGGCCCAATCGTTGGGCGAGTAGTGGTCGAACGCGTCGAACGTTCCGAACCATTCGTGTGACTGCTGCCACTCCTCGGCCGCGGCGAAACGGTCGATGTCGCGGCCGGTCTGGACGAAGCGGAAGTAGTGTCCCTCCTTGCGGCTGCCGTAGCGGGCGAGTTCGAAACCGAAGGGGCGAAGCACGCGGTTAACTTTGGCGTGCGTGGTGAAGTCGTCGAGGTTCACGGGGGCGATTCCTTTCAATGGGGAAGGGCCCGCACATTGGCGGGCCCTCGGTGGTCGTTGCGGGTGGTCGTGGGGTTTAGAGCGTCTTCCAACCTCCGCCCGTTCCGGCTTCCCAATACTGGATGCTCGTGCATCCGGCGTTGGGGGCTCCGAAGTCGTCGAGGGGCCCGAACATCTCCTCGCCATTCATGGCGGAGGCCGCGAGGATGATTCGTCCCTCGTAATAAACCTCGTCGTCGTCGTCGAGGATGCGGAAGCGTTGACCCTTGCCACCGGTCATCAGGGCGTCGAGGTCGTTGTCTCCGATGTTCCGGGGGCCCGTCATCCCTACGGCGTTGTCGTTGCAAGGGCTCGGGTTGTCGAGTTGGTACTGCGGGCCCTCCTCCTCGGCGAGGCGGTCGCGGTCGATAATCCATGCGTAGTTGCTGGTGGTCACTGGTGTGTTCCTTCTTCTTGCGGTTGGTTTGTGTGGCGCAAGCGTCAGAGGCCGAACGAGTCGGGCGCTGACGCTCACGACACACAGTCCCCATGTCGCTTACGACGAAGGCCCGCAGGCTGCTGCTACAGCGTGCGGGCCCTCGTGGGGTAAGCGGTGCGCCTCATGGGCGCTGGGGCGTGAGCGTCGATATAACCCGCCTACCGTCTCAAAGCTCGGGCGGCCGGTTGCGCTGGGGCTTACCGTTCCTGCTGGCGTCTACTGACCTCGGGGCTTGTCTCCGGGGCGGTCGGCGCGGGTCGTCGTCGCTGGTGTGAATGGGCACGGGGCGGGAATCCGCTGATGTGAGGCCGGGAAGTGAATCCTGTGGGCCACCGGCTGGGTGTAGCGCCGGAGAAAAGGCATCGGGGCGGGGCGGGCCGCGGGGGCGTTTGAACCAGTAGGCGTATCCAATCTCCGACCGTATCTCGTGTGTACAGTCGTGTCTGTAGACAATGTGAGACCGTGTGGACTATTGCGCAAGCTCTAAGGGGGAATTGGGGAGGGTGTCTTTACCGCACGAGGAAGGGCCCGCCGGGGTGCAATCCGGGCGGGCCCAAACACGGTCGCGGGAGGATGTGAGGCCGTCGATGCGAGCGCGTGTCCAGCAACGATATCACGAGGCCCGTTGACCTCGGCGGTGGTCGTTGTAGGGTGCGCTGGTGAGTCCGTCTCCTGAGCCCAACCACTACGTCATTCGAGCTCCGTACGTGGAGCGCGATGCATCGCCTCGCGAGGTAGCCGAGAGGCTCACTCAGCGCGGGTACGGTGGCATCGTCGCGGCCTCGCTCGCTCGCCTCGAATCTGGCGCTGGATTGACTCCGTGGGGCGTCGAACTCAAGGGCGCACTAGACAGCGAGCGAGGCCTCGCCTCTCCGTAGCTGTCGCTACCGTGCGCCACCCTCCCGCCCGTAGTCGAGACCGGGGATAAACAAAACGACGGGCCCTCGCGTGTTCGTGCAGCATCGGCAGCGCTGAGTGGCCAAAACCCTTTACCTCCGCGAATTTCTCGCGGAAGGGAGAAGGGGGGTAGGGGGGATGAAGGATGGCGTCTCCGCCTCTACTCACCACGGTCGTACAATCCTCCACATGGTCTCCCACAAACCTCTTCCTCCTCCCACGGCCGCGGGCCTCGGCGAAGTCTCCGAAAGACTCGCCCTCGCCCTCTCACGAGCCCCAGATAGAGAGTCAATCAACCCTGATGACCCAACCTCCGCACAGGCCCTCACGTCAGCCTTAATCCGTGCCGCTGCTGCCGAATTGGCGCTGGCGGTCTCCTCCAAGGGTAGGAACATCACGAGGGAGCAGAGGGATGCGTTCCTCGTCATGCTGAGCGTCGGGATGGGGATGAAGGAGAGTGCCGCGGCGGCCGGCTGCTCGCCTACTGCGCTTCACGCCATGCGTCGGCGAGACCGTGCGTTTGCGGCCGCGTGGGATGATGCGCTGGACATCAGCCTCGACGCTATCGACCGTAGGCTGATGACCATCGCCCTCCACGGCAAGGCGGAGAGCATGGCGACGGTACGTGCTGCCGAGATACTCAAACGCGGCCGTGCTCGTGCCGAACGACGAGACCTCGCGCAGGCTCAGGCTCTGGAGGTCCGAACCAACGGAGCAGACGGCTCACTCAGCGTGCGATACGTCAGCGCCACTCCGCTTCCAGACTGACCCCCAGCGCCGCGGCCGGAGGCGATTCCGTCCCGCCCCCCGGCTGGCATGGATGGCACCACCTAGAGCCTTATTTTTCTCTCGTGCGGGCAAGGCTTCTGTTATTGTCTCTCCTGTCCACGGGAGTGAAAGGCCGGCCGCTAGGCCAAGGAAGAGAAGAAAATGGACCTTCAAACAGAGTCAATGTCCCCTATTGAGGGGGATGTGCATGTGGAGTGCGGGACGAAGTTGGAGGAGGGGGAGGACTGGTGTCCGTCGTGTTTGATGTACGTGGGCGAGGGGATTTGCGCGGCTTGTGGGGAGACTTGGTGTGAGGAGCATGGTCGGCATTTGCATGAGTGTGAAGAGGGGGTGTGTTGGTCCGATGATGATGATTAGCGGGGGTCGGTCTCCTGCTGGCGCTTGATTTCGGTGTGGTGGAGTTCGGGGGAATGGGCGGAGCCGTAGAGGCCGTTGCAGGTGTCTTTGAGGCGGCGGCCGACGAGGTAGCGGCCCCAACCGGCGGCCTTCGCCTTTTTGCGGAGCTCGCGCACGCCGTTGCCGTCGCCGGGCCAAGTGTTGGCGCACACGTCGCAGACGATTTCGAGGTAGGCGCTCATTGGAGCACGGCCCACGGGAACGCGAGGAGCCAGCGCCAAGTGACGATGAAGCTGTCCCACAGGAAGTTGGGGTCAGCGGGGCAGTACATGGTGCCGTTCCAGAAGATGAAGATGATGGCGAGGTAGGTAGCGGTGGCGCCGGCGATGGTGCCGGCTAGTGCGCCGATGAAGAAAGGCATGGTGTATCTTCGCGGGGGAGCGGGTGGAGGGTCCCGTGAGTGCATCGGCGCAAAGCATCTGGTTTTTCATTGCTCTTCTCGGTTGTTTGGCGGCGGCGGTGTGGCCGTTTTGGACGCCGGCGAACCGCAGTATTGGGGGCTTTCATCCGGGGTGGTTGGGGTTGGCGGCGTTTGTGTTCGTGTTCTTTTGGATAGCGGTGAAAGCCAGTTGACGAAGGCAGTCAGCTAAGCCGGGTGACGGGTCTTCATGTGGCGCTCCACGTTGACGAAGTGGCGGTGGCACTGTGAGCAGACCCCGTTCTGCGCCCGCTTCGCCAATCGCTCCGCTTCCTTCTTCGCCTTCTCCAGTTCGCGGTTGACGCTGGCCTGAGCGCGGCGGGCAGCGGCGAGCGCGTCCTGCGTGTCGTCCAGTTGCTTCTTCAGTTCTTCCTCCCGGTTGAGTTGCGGGTAGTGGGCACCGTGGCCGTTCGGGCAGTGAAACGACGCGTGGTCTTTGCGACGGCGGGCGACGTACTCGGCGGTCAGGGCGTAGATGACCCCGCACTGGCCGCAGTCCATCGTCTCGAAGGTGACGACTTCGGTGATGGTCATGTTTCTCGATGGCATTTCAGGGTCCTTTCTTGATGACGGGGCGGTGGCACGTTCCCTTGGAGCCGAGGCCGGCGGCCGCGACGCAGTATTGGCGGCAGAAGTCGCAGCGGACGCGGTGTCGCCCGCCTTGCGCGAGTATGGCTCCCTCCAGCACCCAAGCGGCGCCGCCACAGCAAGTGCATGTGCCGGTTTGAGTCCAATTGGTGGAAGGGCGTTTCATGCGAGGGAGCCGTCTTCGTGGACGGGCACGAAGGGTTCGCGGACCTCCACGGGGGCGGCGCCAATGGTGGCGTGGAAGAAGTAGTCGTGCTCCCTCTGGTCTTCGCCGGCGCGGATGTGGACCGGGGTGTCTTCTGTGAAGCCCTGTTCGAGGGCGATGCGGAGGATGGCTTGGAGCTCGCCGATTTTCGGCACTTCGCGGCTGTCGAACTCCAACTTGTGGGTGAACGCCACTTTCATTTGGCCTCCGCCTCCGTGCCTGCGAGGGCGCTCTCAAGCAATTCGATTACGGGCGTGCCCTCCTCGTAGAACTCCACTCCTGACCGACGCGAGTAACTGTCCACACGTCCAATCTCCCATTCGATTGCCGCTCGCAGCCGCTCAGCCTCCAGCCCTTCCTTTTCGAGGCGCCGCTCAATGAGGCCGGCGAGGATGGACAGGTCCACCCCAATCGCGTTCCCGAAATGTCGGATGTAGCTGGGGATTGGTTCTTCGTTCGCCGGTATCACGCCGGCCAGCCCGTGCACTGGCACGTCAGAAAGTTCATGCATATCCGGTGCTGCCGCCAACGCTTCCCCACCTTGTGCTCCTCCAACGGACACCTGCAACACGATTCCATGACTTGGCCCTCCTCTTCAATTGTCCACATGGTACACTTCTGTCCCTATGGAAACACTCACCTACGAAAACCTCATCGACGCCGGCGCCTGCGACGAAGCCGAACGCTTCGCCCGCGCCTACCCGGACGGCCTGCCCCTCAACGCCGACGCCATCGAAGCGGCCATCGCGCGCTTCTCCAACGGCCTCGACTTCATCTTCGGGCGCCTCCCGCGGGAAATCTCCAACGAGCTCCACCGCGCCATCGAAATGCGCGTGGACAACGCCCGCCAGCGCATCGTCGCGCAAGTCCTCGCCGACGCCGCCCCGGAAATCATGATGGCCCTGCCCAAGGACCGCCGCGACAACCCCCACGCCGACGACCACCGCACCTACGACCAGCGCCTCGCGGACCTCCCGCGGCAGTTCGCTTCAGCCATCGGCGCCGGAGAGGGAATCACCCCGGAAGACATCCGCCGCGCCGCGGAGATGCTCATCGCGGAGCGCGAAGACCCAACCCTCGCCGATGCCCTGCTCATGGTCGCACGCGCCCCCACCGCCCACCGCCCTCGCGCCGGCGCTCGCCACTTCATCGAGCAGCTTCAAGGCGTCAACTTGACCCACATGGAAGCGGCCGAACTCCACGTCGCCATCGAAGCGCGGGTTCGCCCGCTTCGCGGGGGCGACTACCCTCCCGCCCGCACGGGCACCGGGGCCGTCCACTTCTCGCCCCAATTCTCGGCGCGGGAGCTCGCAATCCTCAACGACATGATTGTCGAACGAGACCGCCCGCAGGCCCCCTTGACGGGTTCGTAATTCGTCCCTATTCTCCACCTAGTTCCACGGCCGGCCCGTCCGCTCCGGGCCCCGTGGAACTTTTCTTGCCACCGCCCGGTGGGCAGTTGCGGGGGCGATAACTCCCGCCGGGCGGCGTCCACTTTCCTTATTGTTCTCAGGCAAGCCGGGGGTATCCCACCCCGGCGAGGGGCCCGGCAACCCAAACCCTCCTCGGCCGGGCCCCTCACGCACCCCTAGCGAATCTTGATTTTCATGTCGTCGCCGAAGAAGTCGTCGAGCTCCCTCGCTTCCTTCGCCATGTCCGGGCCCGACATCCGCCCCGGCCCCGTTAATCCCTCTTCAATCCCCGCCACGAAGGCGTCCACCGTCTTCGGCTGCGTCTTCGCGCAATGCATACACGTCCCGTCCATCGAGCAGGGTCCGCACAGCCGGCTTCGCCCCAAACAGCGCATACACTGGAAATTGGCCGTTGCGTGGGGGTGTGGGCATTCGAGCACCCCGCGGGGCGGCCCCGTCCTCTTCGGAACCGAGTCGTACTGCTCCACCCCCGGAAGCGGTCGGCCCGGTGCCGCGAGGCGGTCCCTGTCCTCCTGAAGCGCACGCGAGCACGAGAAGCAAACGGCCGTCGTCTGCATCCCCTCCTCGACGAGGGCTACCGGGTTCTGGCAGTTGTGACAGTGCAGCACTTCAACCATGTCATTCCTCCCCCGGCATCCACAGCCGCTTCACATCTTCCTTGGGCAACCCGGCCGACAATGCCGCCGCCATCTCCGCCGGCGCCACCACGTACTCCATCGCCATGTGCTCCATTTCCTCCAGCGGGATGTTCACGGCCTGCACGCACACCCCCTTGATGAACTGCGCGTAGACCACGAACCGCTTCCCCGCGGAATCGGCCATCGCGAAGCTGTAGCCACCCTCGTAGCCACCATCCTCTTCGCCCTTGCCGTCCTTCGACAGGAACCCCGAGAGCTCCCGCGAAGCACGCTTCTTCATCTTCGGGACGACATCCGCGGCGAACCACCGCTCGATGTTCTCCGGGGTCATGCGCTTCCCGTTGGGAAGGTATTCAACGTCGGCGTCTGCCATGCTGGCCTCCTTGGCGGGACTCAGTATACGATGTGGACTATGGAGAAAGAGTTCATCACCCTCCCCGAGTTCGCGAAGAAGATGGGCATCTCCCGGTCGTTGGCCTACCGCTGGGTTGAGCAGGAGAAGGTCCCCCACCTCAAGGTCAATTCCGCCATCCGCATCCCCGTCGACGAAATCGACGACTGGATTGAGGACCACATGCGCCGGCCGCTGCCCGTGCCGTAGCCTTGTCGCGTGCCCGACATCGTTATTCGCGACAGCTACAAGCCGTTCCCCAAACAGGTAGAGGCCCACCGCTCCGGCAAGCGCCACCTCCTCTTCGGCGGCGCCGTGGGTCCGGGGAAGACGCGCTACCTCGTCGAACACGCCAAAGCGACGATGACCCGCTACCCCGGCATCCCCATCCTCCTCGGCCGCTACAACCTCATCGACCTCCAGCGTTCGACCGAAATGGAGTGGCTGCGGCACGTCGATGACCGCCTCTACAAGTACGAATCGAAAACCGGCTCCTACCTCTTCCACAACGGCTCCCGCCTCGTCCTCACCGGGATGAAGGATTGGGAGCGCCACATGTCCGCCGAGTACGGGATGATTATCTTCGAGGAGCTCGGCGAGATAGCGCAGCCGGTCTACAACAACCTCGAAACCCGTCTCCGCTGGACCACCGGCGAGGGCGACTGCCAGCGCCCGGCCTGCCTCGAACTCTCCAACTACCGGCCGCACCCGCTCCACCCGCCGTACCAGATGGTCTCGGCCTGCAACCCGACGCCCCGCTGGCCCAAGCAACGCTGGTACGACCGCTGGGTCAACGGGACCCTCCCTCCCTCCCACGAGTTCATTCAGGCCCTCACCGAAGACAACCCCTTTCTCCCGCCTGATTACATCGCCAACCTCATGGAGAACAACAACGAGACTTGGGTGCGGCGGATGCTCAAGGGCGACTGGACCGCCTTCGAGGGCGCCGTCTTCCACATGTTCTTCCGCGGCAAACACATGTGGCCCCGCGACCAGTTCTTCCGCGACCAACTCACTGACGTCTACGGCGGCATCGATTGGGGCGCCACCACCACCTACGCCCACCGCACCGCCGGCTACCTCACCGGCCGGCTCACCTGCGGCGCCCTCCTCACCTTTTGGGAATACTCCAAGCAAGGGCCCGCCGCCTCCGACTTCTTCGAGCAAGTCACCCGCGCCACGAAGATGTGGGGCCCGGAGGGCTGGTTCGCCGACACCTCGCAGTCGCGCGCTATCGAAGCCCTCGGCACCTACGCCAACCTGCCCATCCTCCCGGCCAACAACGAGAAGGGCTCGCGCAAGGACGGCGTGAACCTCATGGCCCGCCTCTTCGACTCCACCTGCAACTGCGGCGAGCACGCCTCGTGGATGATTCACGAGGACTGCACCCACCTGCTCTCGGGAATCGAGACCTACCACGAGGTGCCGGAAACCAACGCCTCGGCCGGCTTTCAGGCCATCACCGAGGACCCGGTGCGGCGCGACGACGACGAAGTGGACGCCGCTCGCTACAACGTCGAGGGCATGAACCGGATGCGGCCGATAGTCACGAACCTCGATGTCAAGGTACTCTCACCCCGCAGCGAGAAAGCTTCGAGGGCGTCGAGCATCATGGCCCACCGCCGCCAGACTCGCGAAGACCGCCTGAAGGCCGTGCTCGACGGGTGGGGGGACTACTAAATGGCCCGCGTCCGCAAAGACATGCGCTACTCCGGCGAAAAGGGCTACGACAAGCCCAAGCCCGACTCATGGGTCCTCGGCGTCGTCGGCAAGGCCGACAAAATCCGCCAACTCTCGGAAACGCTCGAAGCCGAAAACGACATCAACTTCGAGGCCATCGACCACTTCATCTCCCTTTATAAGGGGACGGTCGACCTCGGCATCCCCGCCGGCAAGCGATTCGTCCATTTCGACGCCCGCTCCGGCAAGGCGCCCGACATCATCCACCGCGCAATGGGGATGCTCATGTCGCCGCTGCGCTTCCAGTACATCGCCCCGAACCGCTCCACCGTCTCCGAAGAGAAGGCCGAAGCCATCCAGCGGCACGTCGTCGGCGCCTACGCGTGGATGGACATGAAGTACCAGAACTACGTCGGGATGCAGGCCCTCTTCTGGCAGCTTCTCGCCGGGAAGTCGTACATCCAGCAGACCTACCTCCCGAACTACTGGAACAAGCAGGTCCGCCGGCGCAAGGAATCCGAGAAGCTCGACGGCGACGAAGACCCGATGCAGTACGACAAGAACCAGATGTTCAACGTGCGGGTGGACGGCTACAAGGGCTTCATGGGCCCGCCCTTCTTCGTCGAATCCCTCGACCCCCGGACGGTCATCCCAATCATGACGCCGATGGGCCCGACCGCCCATGTGAAGCGATACAAGGTCCAGCGATACGAAGTCGAAGAGGCCCTCGCCGAGGCCGGCCAGCCCATCCACATCAAGACGGGCGACACGGGCCAAATCGAAGACATCATCAAGCTCAAGCCGGGTCAGGAACTCCCCGAAGAGGCACCCTCCACCAACGACCATCAAGTGACCTATTACGAGCTCATCGACGATGAGTGGTGCTACTACGTCTGCGAGGACCGGGTAATCCACGCCTACCGCCACAAGGGCGGCATCCGCATCGTCCACGGCTACGGGCTCATCACCGGCTTCAAAGAGTTCGAGATGATGGCCGTGGGCATCCTCTACCCCGTGCGCCACGAAATCCCGCAGTTCGACTTCCTCCGCACCCTTTGGGCCAACCGCGCCTACATCGACGTCTTCCCGCAGCTTTTCGCCGAGCTCGAAGCCGGCATGGAGCCCCTCCGCGACTCGGACAAGAACCCCGAGCAGTGGGAAATCGAGCCGATGACCATCAAGCAGATTCGGGGGAAAATCACCAACGCCTTCAAGGACGCGCAGGCCGGCGTCGATTACCGCGCCCTCGTCGAGGAGATGGCCGTCGATATCGACATGGCGACCATCCCCGGCATCGCCCGCGGCGTCGGCGGCGCCCAGCAACCGGGCTATGCCATCAACCAGCTAAGCCAGTCGATGCGGACCGTGTGGAAGCCGCTCATCGACTCCCGCACCCTCCAGTGGTCCACCCTCGCCCATCACTACCTCTGGTCGCTGAAGCACCTCGTCAAGGAAGAGACCACCGTCTTCACGGAGAAAACCGACGCGAAGGGCTTCAAGACGGGCGAATATCTCAGCCTCGAACCGGAGGACCTTCAGGACTTCTTCCAGATAGTGGCGGACCTCCAGCCCGACCTCCCCATCGACGCGCAGGGCAACATGATGACGTGGATGAAGGCCGGCGGGGACGGCTGGGCAACGTGGGAAGAGGTCTCCCGCGAGGGCTTCAACCGGCCCGATTGGAAGACTCGCCGGGACCAGACCGAACGCGACAGCGCGCGCAAGGCGATGTTCCCCGATGCCATGCAGGACGCCATCATGATTGGCAAAATCCGCCTTCAGCAGCAGATTGCCGAAGAGAGCGGCATGACGGACCTGAACGCCCCGTTCCAGCAGTCACTCGAATCCATGCGGGCCACAGCCGGGCAGACGCCCGGTCCGGGTACAGGCGCCGGCCAAGGGGGGCCCGAGGGCACTAACGGAGCCCCCGCCGGTGCAAACGGGGCAGTCAAAGGCGCCCAGAACGGCATCGCCCCGACCACCGGGGCCAACCCCGCGACGGCCGCGCCCGGCCCGAGGCGGTAGCCCGTGGCCGCGAAAGACAGGCTCAACCCGATGGAGGAGCTCACCAGCTTCGCCGCCGACTGCTACGTCGAGCTCGTGGAAGAGCTCCTCGACGAAATCGCGCCGTACCGGCCGTGGTTCAGTCAGCAACTCGGCGACGACGAAGCCCTCTGGCGCTGGGAAGAGCAGCGCGAGCCCATCATCGCGTGGCTCGTGCAGTGCGGCATTTTCATGGGCATGAAGACGTATCAGGAGCTCCTCGACCGCCTCGAAGAGTTCTGGATGTCCGACTTGCTCGTGGACATGGTTCCGCCCGAAGTCATCGACCGGCTCCCCATCGAACTCCTCGAAATGGTTCAGGCCGGCCCGAAAGACGCCGCTGACCACATTCGGCGGGTGGAGAAGCTGCACGAGCGGAAGATGGCGACCGCGCAGCTACCGCCGCCTTTGCCTCGCCCGGAGCCCGGCGAAATCGGCACGGGCAACCCGGAGGGGTACTCGCCGGGAACGCCTCCCGCGTACTAGGCTGAGCGCGCGATGCCTATTCCTGTACGCAGCGGCCGCATAACGGCCCTCTTCGGACCAACGAACGAACAACTCGATTCGGGCGGTGTTAATAAGGGATTGGACATCGGCGTCCCCGTGGGAACCGAGTTCTACTTCACCACCGGCGGCACCGTCATCCACGCCGGCGCCGGCACGGATGGCTGGGGCATCTCCGTCAAGGTCCGCGACTCCAACGGCGTCATCCACAACTACGGCCACCTCTCTCAGGCCGGCGTGCATGTGGGCGATACCGTGTCGGCCGGGCAGCCCGGCGGCCTCACCGGGAACAGCGGCGCATCGACCGGCCCGCACCTCAGCTACGACACGTATGACGGCTCGGGGCGCTCGGTTGACCCCTCCCCCTATCTTGGTTTCAACGCAGTGGGTGATAATCGCTATCCACAAGGCACCCTGCTAGGGCAGGACATCTCAAACGTTGGCGAAATGGGGGGCCCCGTGGAAGGTTCCGAGTATTGGGAGAAGCGCCGCCGCTACAACCAGCTTTACTCCCAATTCGGCCCGTGGTTCGACGGCGACGGAGACCTCGCCAAAGAGCTCGGCATCCCCAAGCCCACCCCGGAACAGGTCCGCGAATGGCTCCAACTCGACGGCGAGCTCGCCGACTACGAAGACCAGTACGCCGCCGGCGGCACCTCGATGTCGGACATCTCCTCCGCTTACGACCTCTACAACTCCACGGACCCCGCGACCGTCGCCGCGAAGAACGCCGCCGCGAAATACGAGCGCGAATACACCCTCCGCGCCGACGCCGCGACCGATGCCGGCAACGCCCTTCAGGAACAACTCCGCTATGTGACCGAGGCCCGCGAAGGCCAGCAGGCGATGATTGACTCCGCCGCCAATGGCGCACCCCGCCTCTCCGGCGCCCTCGCCAACCCCGCCCGCGTGAAGTCCGGGCAGGAGCTCTTCCAAGAAGCCTTCAACCGCCTCTCCGAAAATCTTCCCGTCGTGCCCGACTTGCCCACCCCGCTGCGCCCCGCCGGCAGCCCCGAGGATTGGGTGGCACGAGGCACGAGCGGGGGCCGCCCGCCGGAGACCCCGCTTAACTGGTGGGAGGTCCCGGCCGGCACGAACCCACCGAAGCCGAAGGTCCTCGACCAGCCGGGCCTCAGCACGCAGACCGGCGGAGCCCGCACCGGCAGCCGCGCGCTGTTCGACGAAGGGCTCGGCGTCGAGAAGAGCACCATTTCCATCGCCGCCAACCCCAACACGGGGACCGGCTCGACGCCCTTCTCGGAAGGCGGGACATCCGGTCTTCGGGGTAGCATCTTCGACAGGCTCAATCGCGGGCTTCGTTATCGCAGAACGGGGAATGCCTGATGGTCGTCGAACTTCCCTATGACACCACCGGCGGGCGCGTCCCCGGCTCGATGGCCCCGGCCACCTATGAGCAGTGGGCCCACGACTTCGCACTCACTCAGGCGAACAAGCTCGCCAACGGCACCATCGACGGCTCCGAGGGCGGCCTCTTCAGTAACGCCTCCTTCGCGAAGTTCGGGCTAGGCACCTTCGACCCCTCGGACATCGGCTCGGGCATGGTCTCCGGCGCCGCCTACAACCAGATATTCGAGCTCGGCATGAAGCTCGCGCAGGGCGGCTACTCCAGCCTCACCCCGCAGCAGAAGCAGGGGATGAGTGACCCCACCGGGCTGCGGAAGTCCACGCCGTCCGATTCGATGACGGACAACGACAAGAACAACCTCACCGACCTCGCCATCGCCAACCTTCAGGAATCCGGCGCGACCGCGCGCAACGCCGCGGACATCGCTGCCCGCATGTCCATCGCCCAACTGCAAGAGGCCGGCGCCTCGGCGCGCAACGCCGCACAGATAGCGGCCGACCTCCAGATTGCCGGGATGCAGGATGCCACCGACCGCTACGGCATCGACACGCAGGCCGCTGTTAACAGGGAAGACATCGCAGCGCGCGAACGCATCGCCGCCGCCGACGTCGCCAGCCGGGAGAAGATTGCCGAAGCCGACCGCACGGAAAGCGGCCGGCAGTTCGACCTTGGCCTCGCAGAGGACCGCCGCCAGTTCAACTCCAGCCTCATGCTGGAACTCTTCGACCGCGGCATCGCCCTCATGCAGAATCCCGTGGACTGGCTCGGCTACCAGTATTGGGTCTCCAACCTCGGCGCCCCGCTCAACGCACTCGCCCTCTCCTCGGCCGCCTCTATCGCCGGCGCCGTGCCTCCATCCGGCCCATCGTCTGCCGGCCCGATGATTGGTGGCCCTGCGGTGCTCGACGGCGACACCGCCGACGCGGAATCGCTTGGCATCACCGACGCGGGCCCCGTCTCGGTCTCCGAAGCCATCCGCCGGCACCCCGGTGGGGAAGTCACGGGCGATGCTCAAATCGCCGCGACGAACACCATCATGCAGTACGGCTCCCCCGAGGAAGTCGATGCCGCCGTCTCACAGGCGCGGATGACTGAACTCCCCGGTCAGGCGAGCGATGCCTACGTGCAGCAGTCCCAGCAGGTTGCACAGGTGGAGCAAAGCCAAGCGGCCGCGACACAACTGGCGCGTACCGGGCAGGCCGTCACGGAGCCCGGTCCGGGCGCGCCGGGCACAGGACAACCCGCGGACCCCTACGCGCAGGCCACGGGAGACCTCGGCCGCCCGCCCATCGACTCCGCGCAGGCCCTCCCGCCAGTGCCCGCGATGCCGATGCCCGCCTCCAACCCCGCGGACCCGAACGCGATGGCCCCGGCCACCGGGGAGCTCCGGCCGCCTCCCGTTGCGAACCCGCTGGCACCGGCGCCCGGCAACCCCGCGCAGCCCATGACGCCCGAACAGATGGCGCGGATGGCCGCCGCCCAGCCCGCACCCGCCCCCGCTGCGGCAGAGCAGCCGCTCACAAACCTTGCTGGTGGAGGAAACACCGGCGGGGTCTACACCGGGAACGAGGCCGGCGGCACGGAAGCGGCGGCCGTTGCTACTCCTGCCTCGGCAGCGGGGGTGGCACCCGTCGCGCAATCGGCCGTTCCCGGTGGCACCGACACCTCGAACATCGAACAGCTTCTCGGCCAACTCGCCGCCAACCTCGGCATCCCAATCGAGCAGCTTCGTGCGCTCTTCCCCGCCAACCTCATGCCCGGCGCCGCGTCCAACTCCGCCATCGAGAACTCGCCGGTCATCAACATGCTCCGCACGGGCACCCCGGTGGGCCAGTTCAATACGCAGCCCATCTCCCCCGGCAACCCCTTCACCTCCATCGCTGCCCCTACCGGCGGGGGCCGGATAGAGACCGGAATCCGCGGCGGGCAGGACGTCAATGCGTCGAATTACCTCACGGCGCTGCCGTCCACGCGCGAGCAGATTCAGGGCGTCATCAAGGCTCAGGGGCAGTACATCCCCGACTTCAACGAGCAAATCATGCGGAGCGCCCCGCTCACCAACCTATCGTCAGGGAGCTACGGCCGTCGTAGGTTTGTTGCCTAATGGCACGGCGACGGCAAATAGGTCGCGGGTGGGGTAACGATTTCGGCCGGGAGCCCGATGGGGTCTACGCGGCCAAGGAACGCGAACGCACCGCGACCCTCGTCACGGCTGCGATGGAGCAGAAATACGGTGAGTCCGGGGGCATCCCGTCTCTCGGGCAGATGTCGCGCGCCGCCTTCATCGAGTACGACCGGAAGAATGACCCCTACGTGCAGGCGGGCCTCCCGCCGCTGCCCACGCAAAAGAAGGACAAGAACAAGGGCCCGTTCGGCGGCCTGAAGAGCATCTCGGGCAAGGCGATGAGCCTCGTCAACGATGCCGCGCAGGATGTCTACATCCGGCCCAACATGGCCGCCGCCAAGGGCATCATGGCGGGCCTCGAAAAGGTGGACGCTATCTCGGCCGCCACCCCCGCGGCCCTCTTCACCCGCGGTGAAGTCAACGCGCAGGGGCAGTACGGGACCAAGCGAAACCTCGTCGGGAACCCGATTTCCAACGTCCAGAGTCACATCCGCGCGCAGCAGCAGGCCGGCTACGACACGGGCGGCAACCCCGTCGTCGCTGGAGTGAAGGCGCAGATGCGCGCCGGGCGGGCCTTCCAGCGGGATGAGGACATCGCGCCGGGCATCCGCATCGGTGCGACCGCAGCGGCCAACCCGCTCTCCTACGCGGGCCCCGGCACCATCGGCAAGCTGCCCCTCATCCGCCGCTCCGCGCAGGCCGGGGGAATCGCCGGCGCCATCTTCGAGACACCACTCGCGCTGACTGCCACCGCTACAGCGGGTGCCGCCGGCGCAGCCCAATGGGGCGAGCACATCCCCGGCCTGAAGGAAGTCCCCGAGGAATACCGCCCGCTGGTCGGTGGTGTCATCGGCGGCCTCGGGCCCGGCGGCCTCAAATACGCTGCACGCAAAGCGCGAAATATCAGGCCGCAGGACCTCCTCGAAGAGGCCCCTGCGCCGGCTGTCACCCGCCGCGTGCCGGAGGGGGAGAAGTTCCGGCACGGCACGGTTGAAGAGTTCGAGGGGCTGCCGGAGCCCCGCGGTGGGTATGGTCACTACTTCGGGAAGGCCGCCTACAGCGCGAAAGAGGGCAGCAGGACCCCCGACGACTTCGCCCAATTCGTCCCCGAGGGCTTCATGCGGCCGGGCGACCCGCCGCGAGCGAAAGAGGGCAGCCGCGTAATTCCCATGCGGGCGAAGCGTGATGTGGACCTTCTCCTCGACGATGAGGCCATCCTCCCCGAAGAGCTCGACCGCATCCGCGGAGTTCTCACCGACGAAGAAAAGCGGGCGTTCGACAACCGATTTGGAGAGCGGTTCTACAAGGATTCCATCCGCGGGACAGACGTGCGTTCGGCCCTCACGGCCGCGGTCGATGAGGACGGGGTTCCCGAGGTAATCAGCAGGGCGGGGTTCGGCGGCTGGGAAGCCGACTACGGCGGCGGCGACATGATTCAGGGCTGGGTGAACCCCGAGCGCGACCTCCGCTCCGAGTTCGAGCTCCCCGAAGTGCCGAAGCCCAAGCCCACGGTGAAGCGCCCATCCCTCTTCGGCGAAGTCGAAGACACGATGCAGACCGAGGCGGAGCTCAACGGCTGGCGCGAGCAACAGGGCGACCTCTTCGACCGGGGCGCGCCCGTCGCCAAGCCCAAGCCGGCACCTAAAGGACAGCGCAGCCTCTTCGACCTCTTCGATGAGGGGCAGGAGCTCGCCGTCGCGCCTCGCCGGCAGCGCATGGCCGGGCAGGAGGGCAACCAGCCCGTGCGGATGCGGGGCGACCAGATTGCGGAGGCCCTCGGCAAGTCGCCGGAGGACATCGCCGAGTACAAGCGCCTCGACCAATCCGTCCGTGACGCCTCCGGCAAGCCCGACACCAAGCATCCGAACTTCCCCCGGCGCGAAGACATCCGCAAGGCGTGGACGCAGGAGTACGTGGACCGCAACGGGCGGCAGCCGGTCATCCTCGAAGGGCCCGGCGCACGGGCTAACCGCTACGCAGAAATCGACCGGCGCGTGGCCGCGGGTGAGCCCACCACCGACACCGGCGGGGAGTTCGAGGGCTTCTTCGACACCGACTCCGCCCGCCGCTCGCGCATCATGCAGCTTGAGAAAATCGCCAGTGACCCGTCCGTGAAGCCGGAGATGCGCGCCCGCGCCCGCCAGAAGCTCGCCGAAGAGCAGGGCGCGGAACTCACCGGGCGACAGCCGGGCGACACTGGCTTCATCCCGCCGGAAGAGCCGGGCCTCGGGCGCAGCATCCTCAAAGCGGCTACGGGACCGTCTTCCCCCGCCGCCCTCGCAGCGCGCGCCGGGTACGGCTTCGCCTCCGCGAAGCTCGAAGGGGAGGACAACTCGGAGGCCCTGAAGCGGAGCGTCCTCGCCGCGATGCCCGCCGGCGTGGGCCGTGCCGCCCTCCGCGCAACGGGTGGCCTCGACGAAGCGAAGATTCTCGGAGCCGTCGCCCGCAGCGGTGACGACGCTGCCGATGGGCCCAAGGTCTCCCTCAAGGCGGTGGACCTCGCCCACAACGAAATCACGGAGAAGCCGGAGCTCTTCCAAGGGCGCGATGCAGACCCCGGCCTGACGTACAAGGAGTCCCGCGTCCAGAGCATCATGGAGAAGTTCGACCCCAACCGGCTCGAACCGGGCCTCGTCGCGAAGGATGTGAACACCGGCGAGCACGTCGTCATCCGCGGCCACCACCGCCTCGAAGTGATGAAGCGGAAGGCCGCCGCCGGCGAACTCGCCGACCGCTCCGACTGGCAGGTTATCGAGGCGGACCTCACCAACCCCGCGGACGTGAACACGCTGAAGCGCATGGCCCGCGTCTCCAACTTCAGCACCGCCGAGACCAACCTCCGCGAGAAGCTCGATGCCGTCCGCATCCTCCGCGAAGACGGCGAGGACATCGGCAGCATCCAGCAAGAACTCCGCATGAGCTCCACGGAAATCGACGACCTCGACGCCATCGACCGGGGCATCCCCGACGACCTCGTGGACCGCCTCACCGAGATGGGGAAGACGCAGCAGGAGTCGGCCGCGGAAATCGCGAAGATAGCCCTCCGCTACAACCTCAAGGAAGCGGACGTGCGCGCCGCGGTTGCCCGCTACGTCATCAACCCGGAGAAGGCGCTCACCCGCGCGAAGGTCCGCGCTTCGATGGAGGCCGGCGCGCAGGCGTTCAAGGAAGCGGAAGCGGTCGGCTTGCAGGGCGGGCTGTTTGGCGACGATGCACAGATAGAGACCGTGCTCCGGGCGGTTGATGAACTCAAAGCCAAAGAGGACCTCATCCTCAAGGCGAAGCGGGAGGCGGCCAGCCTCGTCAGCAAACTGACGAAGCGGTATCAGGGTGACCCCCGCGGCGACTTCGAGGGCATGGCCCGCGCCATCATCGACGACGCGCAGGCGGACATCGTGAAGCTGGAGCTCGAAATCGAAGAGCTCAAGACCAACTTCAACAATCGCAACCGCCCCGCTGCGGTCGAGGAAGTGGCGGACGTCATCGACGCCACCCCGCGGCAGACGGGCCCGGACATGTTCGGCGGCGGCATGGAAGAGCCCGCGCCGGCACCCGAGCTCCCGGCCGTGCCCGCCCGCGAAACCCCGCAGGCGCTCCCCGACCTCCTCCGCACGGAGGGCCGCGTCATCACGGGGACAGGCGAGGGACAGGTGGGCGACCTCCTCGCCCGAGCGCCATCGCCAGAGAGAGAAGTCATCGGGGCACCGGAGCTAGGGCCGCGCGACATCGGAACCGAGGGCGCGTTCAGCGAGCCTGAGTGGCCGCAGCGGCCCGGAGCTCCCCGGCAGGAACCGACCATCGGCGCCGAGGCCCCCGAGTTCGAGGACCTCCGCTACTCCCCCGCCGCAGAGATGGGAGAGCGCGGGGCTGTCCCCGGAGCCGGGCGCGCTGCCGGGCAGGAGCCTCTCGGCGACGTGCTCGCACCCGAGGACATTGGCCGCACGGGGCCGGTCCCTACCGCCGGCCGGGCTGCGGGACAGCAACCGCTCGGGGACGTGCTCGCGCCGGAGGGCCGGCGGGATGTCATCGGCGCACCGCGGCCGGGACCGAACGAGGGCCAGCAGGCGGGCCTCGCCCACGTCGGCGAAGGGGAGCGCACCCGCTACACCGCAGAGATAGACACCGCTGAGGCGGAGCGCATCAATCAGGAGTGGGCCGGCATTTCCGCGGAGGTGCCAAAGGTGAAAGAGAGCGGCGGCTACTTCAACAAGATTTTGATTGAATGGCCGGCGGCTGCATCCCGCGCAATGTTCACCGCGTCCACGTCGGGCGACTTGGGCTCGGGCCTCATCCAAGGGGCCTATCAGGCGTGGACCCACCCCGTTGCGTTCGCCAAGTCCTTCACGCGCTCCCTGCACTCCTTCGTCTCCGAGAGCGCACGCGAGGGCGCCCGCCAGCATGTCCGCAACATCATTTCCGAGGCGGCCCCGGAGCACATGCGCGCCACCGTCTTCGATGACGTGTTCAAGGCCGGCGGTGCCTTCTCCAAGCGCCCGGAGGAATACATCACGGACGTGGGCTCCGCGCCGCTGGAGAAAATCCCGGTGGCGGGCGCGTTCTTCCGCGGCACCCGCCGGCAGTTCGAGACTCAGACCGAACTCATGCGCGCGCAGGCCCTCGCCAACATGATGCGGAACCAGCGCACGGCCAACATCGCGGCCGGCCTCGGGGATGTCATCCAGCCCGACCAACTCCACGGGGCCGTGAACATCGCCAACCACCTCACCGGCGCGACGAAGATGGGCATGAACCCCGTGGCCGGCATCGTCTTCGGCGCCCCGCGCTTCATGATGTCGCAGTTCGCGCTCATCCAAGACGCCTTCACGAAGGGCGGGGTGTCCGGGGCCTACGCTCGCCGGGAGCTCATCAAGACGTTCGGGATGATTGCCTCCACCACCGCCGCCGCCAACCTCCTCCAGTCGCGGGGCAAGGACACGTTCGGCCCCGGCCTCGGCAACCCGCAGGACATCAAGTCCTACGAAGACTTTAAGGAAATCATCACCTCCCCGAACTTCGGACGGGTGCGCGTGGGCGACTCCGACATCTCCCTCTTCGGGCCGCTGGACCCGCTCGCGCGGACGTTCTTCCAAGAGCTCGCCAACGCCCCGGACGTGGCTGAGCAGCTTGGCCTGAACACCCGCGGCGTCGGGAAGGCGGAGGAGGCGGAGTTCCCCGGCAGCGCCTCGGTCAACTTCATCGAGAACAAGGCGAGCCCCCTGACCACGGCCGTGCTCGCGGTGAAGGCCGGCGAGGACAAGTTCACGGGCGAGCAGTACGAGGACTTCGGCGACTACTTCATGGACAACATGGAGCGGGTGCTCCCCATCTTCTCGCAGAACGCGCTCGACGCCTTCCAAGGGAAGGGCTCATGGGTCAGCGTGGGCGCGGAGTTCGTCGGCCTGAAGTCCTCCCCGACCACGCCTTACGAGCGGGCGGTCGGCATCCTCGACTCCATCCCCGGCGAGTATTGGGTGGTGGACGCGAAGAACAACCAGCTTCGCCCGCCGAACACCATCTACGAGCTCAGCCCCAAGCAGCGCGAGGCCCTCCGCAAGGAACACCCGGAGATAGACAACTACCTCACGAAGCGGGAGAACGACCCGAACAAGACGTTCATCCAGAAGCTCGGCTCCGAGTACGCGAGCGCGCAAAGCGTGTGGGACGCGCAACTCACCAACGGGCAGATGACCACGGACGCGTGGCGCCGGCAGTTCATCGGGAATCAGAAGCAACTCCGCACCCTCCGCGAGCAGGCGGAGACCGCCGGGGAAGACTTCGAGCCGACCACGCAGCGCGACGTGGACCTCGACTCCTACTTCGGCATATGGGACGACCCCGCGGTGGACGGCGAGAAGGGCCTCGATTACGAAGAGGCCGAGCGCCAAATCAACGCCCTCCGCACCCGCGTGGGCGAGACCCGGTGGGCCGCGCTGAAGGAAACCCTCGCGTGGAACAAGTCGCCCATCGTCACGCAGTACCTCACCGACATGCAGCAATACAACGAGTTCATCGCCAACAACTCGAAGTACGAGGACGTGCCCCCGGAGCGGACCCGCGCCGTGGACAAGGCCGTCACGCGGGTGCGTCAGCTTCAGGCCAGCAACCCCGGCCTTCAGGGGAAGTACGCCCTTTACGACATGCGCGACAAGGGCGAAATCGATGAGGACACCATGTACGCCGCCCGCACCGCCATCGCCCGGAAGTACAGCGATGCCTACAGCGAGTGGAAAGCGTCCGAGGATGGCGAGCGCATCACGGCATGGTTCCGCCCGCAAATCGTGGGCGACGTCGAGCTCATCGACGTGCTCGCGGCACAGCCCAGCGGCAGCAGCGGAGGGGGCCTCGGCTCGCGCGGCAAGGCCAAGAAGTCGAGCGGGCGTAAGCGCCCCAGCTTCGCGCGGTAGACGGAAATGAAATGCGGCGCCTATTCTTTGGGCGTTCGTGGGTCTTGTGAGTTACGCGGTGACCGAGCCATTCGCCTAGCGAGGCGATAGTGACGCAACCCTCTTCGGTCGCAGAGCCTCTGGTCCCAGCAGAATCGGCAACGCCAGCGCCGGCGGAAACCCCGCCCGCAGCCGAGACCCCGACACCTGCGGCACCGGAAATCGACATCACGAAGGGGTGGTCCAGCGAAGCCTACGGTTGGTCCGAGGATGAAGCCCCCGCGGAGGGCGCCGGCGAACAGCCCGCAGCCACTCCCGCTCCCGCTTCGGCCGCTGCGCCGGAAGCTCCTGCACCGCCGTCACCCGCAGAGCCCGCCAAGCCAAAGCTAACCCCCGAAGAAAAGAAGGCCCTCCTCGAAGATGAGGAAGTCCGGGCTGACATCGAGCGCCGGGCGCAGAGCCGTTACAGCAACTTGCTGCAACAGCAACAGCGCGAAGAGGCCACCCGCGCCGCGGAAGCGGAGCAATGGGCTGGCATCGACCGGAACTTCGAGCAACTCGAACGGCTGCCCCGTGCCGAACGCACACAAGTCCAACAGGATTGGATGGACGAAGTGACCGCGGCGAGAGTCGCGCGGCGTAAGGCTCAGGCGGAGGTCATCCCCGAGGAGACCCGCACCGCCATCCTCAACGAGGAAATCCAGAATTGGAACGTAGCGGCCGCCCGCCAGTTCGGCGCGACCGCTCGCACCCTCCCCTTCTACGAGAACATCCCATCCGAGGCGCGTCAGCACTTGGAGGCAGGTTCTCAGAAGGAGGGGGACACCCGAGACTGGCTGACCGCGTACATGGATTCGGTCCAGCAGGGGTTCATGGCATGGCATAAGAAGCAGCTTTCCACGCACGAGGCGGCTATCCGCAACGACATGCGTGCGGAGAACGGCGGTGAGAACCCGCCGATGCTTACGGGCGCGAGCACTCCCTCGCTAGACCCTCGTGAAGTTATTCGGCGGCACATGGATTACGGGTTCGATTCGGCCCCGGACGGCATCGCCATCACCGAAACCGACTTCACCAACGCGAAGAAAGCATTGGGAAGGTCATAGATGCCTACGTATGCCCCCGGCGGAAACACAACCACCGCCGACCTCACGAATGTACTTCCGACCATCATCTCGCCGGCGCGCGAGTACATCGAGAAGAAGACCTTCGTGACGGAATTTGTCACCAAAGTGAAGCTCGCGGACGGTGACGGCCTCTCGGTGAACATGCCAAAGTTCGGGCAGGTGCTTCAGGCACAGGCCCTCGCCGAGAACGTGCCGATTTCCAACCCGCAGCGCCTCATCCCCTCGACCCAGCAGTTCACTGCCGGTGAAGTTGGGTGTGAAGTTATCCTCACCGACCGGGCTATCCAGCGGACCCCGGAAGCGATGATGGCTCGCGCCGGCCGCTTCATCGGCAACGCCATGCGGCGCAAGAAGGAAGAGGACATCATCGCCCTCTTCGCCGGGTTCTCTCGGGACCTCGGTGCTGCCGGCGCCGCCTACTCATCGACCAAGCTGGCCGCGGCGTACACCCGCCTCTCCGCCGGCTCGGAAGCTGGGCAGGACGAGCCGGCTCCGATGCCGTA